TGTGTTTGATGCCTGGAGGTTTCCAGCGTCAGAGATAGCGCCGGTACCGCCGTTTGTTACGATGGCAATGCAACGGGCGGATGTCATTTTTGGCGGCAGACATGAGTCGCTTGGCAGCGTTTGGAAGGTTAATACCGCCGGTGGTCGCCTAGAAGCGATGGAAGGCGATTGGCTGCTGCGGGCGCTAGACGGCAAGCTGTACGTCTACAACGACACGGCCTTCCGCCAGACGTTTGTCCAGCACAAAGACCCGTGGGATCGGAGCGAGAGCGGCTTTGACGTGGTCACTGACGCCTCAAAGCCGGAAGCACCGAAGACCTTTGGCATTGGCGAAGCAGTGCGACGGGCAAAGGCTGGGGAAAGGGTGAAGCGCGGCCATTGGACGGTTCCCATGTCCTTGATTGATCATGCCGGCGAAACCGTCTTGTTTTGGCTGACTGCCCGAGGCGAGTCGCGAGCCGTTACCCTCAGCAGCGACGACCTGCTCGCCGAAGATTGGGAGGTCGCATGAGCCTCCACAGCTTCTGTCAACGAACAGGCTTCTGCAAACGCTGCGGCGTGTCAGCAGAGTATGCTACGGCGGTGCTGGTGCACTGCTTCAGTGCCGAGAACGTGGTTGCCCTGGCACCGCGTATTGCGGCTAAGGAAATGGAGGCCGTCGTTCAAGGCCTCGTGACGGCAACAAAGAGAGGAGAGTAACGTGAAGTATCGACTTAAGCCAGTGGACGCGTTCCGCTGGTCTGGCTCCGATGCCCAGCTCAACGGCATCGACTGGCTGACGGAGAAGGACCGCTCGCGGATCACCATACTTCCCGGTGGCTATATGGAGATCACGCAGCCAACCCAAGTGTCGGCGGCGCCCCCCGGCTGGTGGGTGGTCAAGAGCCAGCACGGTCTGGCGGTGTACGCTCACGAGGTATTCCGCCTGCTCTTTGAGGAGGTACCCGAGCATGGTTGACCTGATTACCCCCGAAGAGTTTCGGTACCCGCCGCTGGCCAAATGGAAGCCGGGACCTGAAACGCCGCTCAAGGAGTTGGCCCGCGCGCAGGCTCGAATCATTCACGCGGCCTTCAAGACGGCGCCTCGCAGCAAGCCACCGATGCACCTGATCGCCAAGTGGAACAACTTCCCCCACGACGTGCGCGTCGACGTGGCGATGGAATACCTTGATGACTGGAACATCCAGCCGGATTACAAGGTTTGGGAGAAACGGCGATGACAGACGATCTTCTCTCAGAACTCGAGCAGCTGTCTGAGCAAGAAACGCCGGTCAGCGACGAAGGGCTGAAGGCCGTCTCCGAGCTGGCGCACTATATGGTCAAGCTCGAAGACCAGATCGCCAAGGCGGAAACCTATGTCAAGGATCTAAAGGAGAAGCTCCGAAAGGTCAGCGAGGTCCGCCTGCCGATGGCGATGCAGGAGCTGAAGATGAAGGATTTTGCCCTTGAGAATGGGGCAAAGGTACAGTGCAAGCCGTTCTACGCGGCGCATATCAGCGAAGACCGCGCCGCCTCGGCCCATGACTGGCTGCGGACAAATGGCTTCGGCGACATTATCAAGAACAAGCTTGAGGTAGAACTGAAGATGGGCCAGGACAATATGGCCCTCTCTCTGGAGGCCGAGCTTCAAGAGCAAGGCGCCAGCTACATCAAGAAGGAGGGCGTGCATTCTGCCACCCTCAAGAGCTTTGTGAAGGAGCAGCTGGAACAAGGCCACCCGCTGCCGATGGACCTCTTTGGCGTTCACGTGGGCACCAAGGCGGTCATCACGAGGAAAAAGGCCTAATCCACAGTCATTGTAAAGGAGAGCTGCTATGGCTGCAGCCAAGGGTAGTAAAGAAGTCACTGTCAACGACGAGTCGACGGCGGTCACAGTCACCGACTTGGATATGGAAGAACTCGAAGGTCTGGCTGGCGGCGGCCTTGAAAATGTCACCGCCAGTGATATGTCGATCCCGTTCTTGGCGATCCTTCAGAAGGGCAGCCCGGAATGCGACGAGGCACTCGGCGAGTACATCGACGGCGCCAAGCCCGGCGTGATCATCAACACCGTCAACAAGCGCCTCTATTCGCGTGATCGCGGGATCCTGTTTGTTCCCTGTTCGTTCCAATCGGCGATGAACGAATGGACCCCGCGAGAGGCCGGTGGTGGTCTGGTGGCGTCCCATCCGGCGACGACCGACCTGATCTATCGGACGCGAAAGAACGAGAAGAAGCAAGACGTGCTGCCGAACGGCAACATTCTCGTGCTGACGGCCTATCACTACGGCATCATCCTTGACGAAGAGTCGGGCACGCCGGGACGAGCCGTCATCGGCATGACGTCGACGCAGCTCAAGAAAAGCCGTGCGTGGAACTCGATCATGGCTGAAATCAAGCTGTCGGGCAAAAACGGCTTCTTCACGCCGCCGACCTACAGCCACAAATACCGCCTGACGACGGTGCCTGAGTCCAATAATGACGGCAACTGGATGGGCTGGAAGATCGAAAATGAAGGTCTGGTCAACAGCCAGATCCTCAAGGCCGGCCGCGAGTTTGCCGAACTGGTCTCGAGCGGCGCCGTCCAAGTCAGTCGTCAACCTGTCGAGAAGGTTGACCCGGATACCGGCGAAGTCGTTTAACACTAGACTTAGGTATAGGGCCCGGGTTGTCGCTCGGGCCCTTATTTTCTTCAGGGGACGAATATGCGCTTAGAAGAAATCGCGCAAGGTCTAGGGGGAAGGAGGACCGGTCACGGCTGGCAATGCCGCTGTCCGGCCCACGACGATAACAGCCCCTCGCTCCTGCTATACGACGCGGGCGGCTCGATTGGGCTGAAATGCTACGCCGGCTGCTCATACGATAGCGTGGTCGCGGCCCTAGCAAAACGCAATCTCTGGCCTGAAAAAGGCTACGTAACCGGTGCTAAACCAGCCAAGCCGAAGATCAAAGAAGCCTGGGATTATAGCGTAGGTATAGAGGGAACAGGTGCCGAGACATATCTTAAAAGTAGAGGAATTACCCTACTTCCTCCACCTGGGATACGCTTTACGAAGGACGCTTACCGAGATTCTGACGAAGTTTTCGATGCTCTGACGAGCTTCGTGATGGGCGAAGATGGCACGCTTCTAGCCTATCAGCACACGTATCTGACGAAAGAAGGCTTGTCCGCCAAGGGCAAACTGACGCCGCATCGTAGGACCTTCGGCAATCCAAAAGATGGCGCCGTGGTGCTGCCCGGACGCGGTCCCCTCGTGATTGCAGAAGGGGTCGAGACAGCCCTGTCTATCTGGCAAGCCACCGGCCTGCACGTGATGGCGACGCTGACGCTGACAAATAATCCAAAGCTTGGAGACGTCGATGAGGTCGTGATCGCTGGCGAAGCGGACGACGATCGAGGCCAAGCGCATCAGGCGCTGATCAAGAGAATTAGAGTCTATCAGAAGAGAGGATTAAGGGTTCGCGTGGCCCAACCACATGCCTATGAAGACAAGCCGGGAACTGACCTGAATGACGTGCTGATGCGCGAAGGAGAGGCGGCGGTAAGGCAGGTTATGGACCAAGCGACGTCTCTAGGCGGCCAAGGGGAGGATGATGGGTCAAAAGGGCCAAATCAACATGACCAGATCTTAGAAGGGTTAGGCGAGGGTACAACGGGTAGCCAATGGCTAATAGACTTAAACGCCAAATACGCCGTTGCCAAGGAGTCAGGAAAAACTTGGGTAATCGAAGAAGAACTGGATGAACATCGCCAACGAACATTGCTGAATTACATGAGCTTTACGGACTTCACGCACTTTTACATGAACAGGACTATTCTTAGTGTGGGAAGCGACGGGATCCCCAAGGTTCAGACTGTCGGCGAGTACTGGCTAAAGCATCCTAACAGACGGCAATACGAGGCCGTCAGGTTCTCGCCAGACGTTGATGTGGGACCGGGAGTATATAACCTGTGGAGAGGCTGGAGGGTTGAGGCAAAGCCCGGGTCGTGGGACCTGATGAAGCGACATATCTTTGACAATATTTGCGGGAAGAACAGGGAATATTATCGCTATGTTGTAGGCTGGATGGCGACCGCAGTCCAGCATCCTGGGGTGCAAGGAGAAGTTGCCCTAGTACTACAGGGAAAGCGAGGGACGGGCAAGACGTTCTTTGTGAAGCAGTTTGGGTATCTCTTTGGGCAACACTATCTGATGGTGAGCAACAGCAAACACGTCACCGGGAATTTTAACGAGCATCTGAGAGACGTGGTGCTGCTGTTTGCAGATGAGGCGTTCTGGGCTGGCGACAAGGCAAGCGAGAATGTGCTGAAGACGCTGGTGACCGGTGATACGCTGAACGTGGAGCCAAAAGGCCGCAAGATGATCACGGTGCCGAACAGGCTGCACATTGTCATGGCAAGCAACAACGAGTGGGTGGTGCCAGCAGGCATGGACGAACGTCGCTTTGCCGTGTTTAAGGTTGGAGAAGAGCAAGCACAGAAAGAAGGGTACTTCAAGGCGATTGAAGACCAGCTGAAAGATGGCGGCTACGAGGCTTGGCTGCACGACATGCAGACGCTTGACCTAAGTGATTTCTCGGTGAGGACGGTACCGCAGACAGAAGGCCTGGTTGAGCAGAAGCTTCATAGCTTGCCGGCATTCGAAGGCTGGTGGTTCAGTAAGCTGCGAAACGGAGACCTTGATCTAGAGAGCGACGACTGGAATTTTGGCGACTGGGTTCCAAGCGAGAAGCTGTATGGGGATTACATCAGCAGCCTGCAACGAGTCGGGCAGCATTTCAAGATGACTGATGCCCAGTTCTGGATTAAGATGAACAAGATCATGGCAAAGACTTTGAACCCCAGTCGCCGTTGGGCAACGTTTGGCAGCGGGCAGTACGCGGTAAAGAAAAAGGCCAACGGTTACGCCATCCCTGACCTATTGGAGTGCCGCCAGCTATTCGAAGAGGCCATGAAGCAAGTCGTGGACTGGCCAGAAGAGATCGACGGTGAACAGGCCAGAACTGATGACCTGCCTTTCTAGGTGACCACTTCTATGGACAGTCGAGGTAATTCTGTGGACAGCCTAAAACCTAAAATCGACGTAGAAAATGACATTGAAAAACATGGCTGACCGTGGGCCTGACCATGATTGTATGTTATATATCAAGAGCATGGTGAGCCTTGGTCAGCGCGGCCAGCGGTCTGGGCACCCCCAAATTACCATGTGTGTGTGCGTGTGTGCGTCGGCGTGCGTGCGTGCGTACGCGACACACGCACACATGGAGCGATAGTGCCTGACCGCCCTGTTCGCCCTGACCATTATTATTATTATTTAAAAAAAGATAATAATAATAAGGGCTTGGCTGTTCGGAACCTTGGAAAAGCATGGGCAGGGCGATGGGCAGGGTATGGTCAGACCTTGGACAGACCAAAAACAATGAGGTTAAAATGGACGCTTTTGGAGAGTTTTTGAAGCTAGGAATGAAGACGAAACCCTTCGCCCACCAGGCGGAGACGTGGCTGCGCAGTCGAGCGGAAGACGTCTGGGCACTGCTGCTAGAGCAAGGGCTGGGCAAGACTCTCATTGCTCTGGCGACGGCGTTGTGGATGTGGCGAGAAAAGCGCATCGACGCAATGATCGTTATCGGCAATAAGGGTAGTTACATGAATTGGCTGAGGCTTGAGATTCCAGCCCATTGGCCTGACGACGAACCGGTGGAGCTGGCGTACTGGAGCAGCTACCAAACAAGCGAGTGGAAAAGACAATGGGAACGGGCCTGCAAGACCAAAGACAAGTTTGTCATCTTGGCAATCAACGTCGAGGCGTTTAGCAGCCAGCGGTTGCTTGATGAGCTGCCCAAGTTTATGAAAGGCCGGAAGATCCTGATGGTTGTCGATGAGTCGACTGTCATCAAACACCACAAGTCAGGCAGGAGCAAAGCCATCGTCAAGCTTGGCAAATCAGCGGTGGCAAAGCGCATCATGACAGGCAGCCCATTACCAGAAAGCCCGCTGAATGCCTGGGGGCAATGCGAGTTTTTGCGACACGGCATTCTCGGCTTTACGAGCTACACGGCATTTAAGGAGCGGTACGCCATTGAAGACATCAAGCAATACGGCAATCGAAGCTTTGTGTATGTCAGCGGCTACCGGATGCTCGATGAGCTTGGCGAGAAGATGAAGGCGTTCAGCACGAGGCTTCTCAAGGCTGACTGCTTGGATTTGCCGGAGAAGATATATGCCACGCGCGCGGTCGAGCTTACGCGTGAGCAGGCGCGCGCGTATAAGGACCTGCGCGAAAAGCTGGTGCACGAATTTGAAGCAGGACTTGTGACGAGCACGCCCCACGCGCTGACAAAGCTGGTACGGCTTCACCAGATTGCTCTTGGCTTTCTTTTGCACGACGATGGCACCGTGAGCCACCTGCCCAACAATCGGCTCGATGCCCTAGATGAGGTGATTGAAGAGACGGCCGGCAAGCTGATCATCTGGACAAACTATCGCGAGGCAATCAAGCTTGTTGGCAACCACCTCCGAGCCAAGTGGGGAGGACCCGCGGCCGTGGTTGAGTATTGGGGAGGAGCTACTCAGGAGCAACGCGTCGAAGGCCTAGATAGGTTTCAGTCAGGTGATGCGAGGTTCTTTCTTGGCAACCCGGCAGTCGGAGGCTACGGCATTACGCTCACGGCAAGCTCAAACGCGCTATACTATAGCAATAGCTTTAAGGCCGAGGAGCGCCGTCAGAGTGAAGATAGAACCCATAGAATTGGCCAACGGCAAAATTGTTTGTACACTGATTTAATAAGTCAAGGTACTATCGATGAAAGGGTATTGAATGCCCTTCGCAGTAAGCAGGAACTAGAAGCCAAGGTTCTTGGCGAGTGGAAACAACTGCTGGATGTTTTGTGAGAAAGCTTCGTAGTGAAGTTTGTTTTTAGCAAAGACAGAGCAAAATAGAATGTTTGTCAAAGGACAGAGTGGCAATCCCGCTGGTCGAAAGCCCGGCGTCAAGAACCGCGGGCCGGCTGAACTCGTCGAGCGTATGCAGCGCGAGATGAAGGAAAAGTTTGGCATCGAAAAGTACGATCCTGTGATCGCCTTGGCTGAGATCGCCAACACCCTGACAAACCCGCTTGACATCCGAACCACGGCCCACAAGGAAGCGGCAAAGTACATTAGGCCCCAGTTGAAGGCCGTCGAGATCACTGGCGATATCGACGTGCACATGGAGGCCAAGATGCAAATCGTCGACAAGCTGTTCGGCGCCTTGGCCCGAGCAACCGAGCAGAAGAGAGAGGAGAGCGAAGATGGCAGTTCGGAATGAGGACGACCTAAACCGCGCGGTTTTGACCAAGGAAATGATCGTGAAACAACGTGGCCTAGGATGGTGACATGGCTTTAGAGGTCTATTCCCCTGGCAGCGTGAACGGTCAAGGTCCTACGCAGGACTTTAACCTTGATGGTCAGGTCAATGACTTGGACGCCGAGGCTGCCGCACAAGGCGCCTTGGGTTCGATATCGTCGGCTTGGAACGATATGTCCAACTCCACGGCCATGGGGTATGCTGGCACCTTAGCCGGGATGCTTGGTCTCGGCTCACTTGCCGGTCCAATCGGCTCGGCCATCGGCAATGCATTCGACATCTCGAATGCCAACGACTCTATCTCGGCGGCCAACGACCAAGCTGGTCTCGGCCTTGGCGTTAGCGACTACTTCAGCGGCCTGGTCAACTCGTTAAGTCTAGGGATGCTTGGCACCTCGGTTACCAATGCCCGCGACCGCAACCTGAACACGATCGCCATTGACGGCATCATGGGCCTTCCCGGCATTGATGCGTCAAACGTGGACTCGAACAGTTTGTCCTATGACTTGCCGGGGAACGTCGCGGACCTGAGCCAAGATGTCGACATGGAGGGCGACGACTTCTCGTTCGATACTTCAGGTGACCAGGGCGGTGACATCGGCGGCGGCAGCCAAGGTGGCGTCGACGGCTCAGCTGGCTTCGGTGCCGCTGGAGATGCCGGCGGTTGGTTTGCTCACGGCGGTTTAGTTCGCCACTGGCTCGATAGGTAAAGGGCCGGATCGCTCCAGCCCTTCATCCTTTCCACAGCAGTATCAGAAACACAACTCCGCCCAAGCCCATTCCAGCGAGGGCGGAGTAGATCGCTAGCTGCTCGCCCATTAGGCGAGCTTGGCCAGCTTCAGCGACACGATGTCCTCGGCGTTGGCGTAGCCGACAAACTCGAGGCCGTAGATTTCCAGACGCTTGCGGTAATACGCGAAGATCACGGCCGGATCGGACTTCGTCTTCATGAAGCCGATGTCGATCGCCAGCTGGGCGATCTGCGAGCCAATCATCGGCGTGCCGGCCTTGTACATCGCGGCGACCATCGCGCGAACCTGACGGGCCTCGTCCTTCAGCGACCGCGTGTTACGGACGGCCGAGAGGCGGTACAGCTTGAAGTGGTAGGGCTTGCGCTCGCCGTTGCCCTTGCGGCGCTTGGGCTTGTTGGCCAGCTCGATGACCGCGATCGCGTTGGTCAGTTGCTCGGTGGTCATGTCCCAACGGCCGACGATCTTCAGCTCGGTGGCGCGGGCGATCAGCTGCTTCTTGGTCATGCTCGTCTCTCCTCTCTGGACGCGCGGGATGCGCGTTGTTCATATAGGTATCCTATACGGTTCTATGCAGGTCGTACACAGAAAATGTGGGCAATTCGCAATTATTTTTCTGTTCCCTGTTTAGCCTGCTCCGCGTAAGATATGCGAGCAAACGCCAATGAGGTAAGAACATGCCCAAGTTTAGAAAGAAGCCGGTTGTTATCGAGGCCAAGCCTTTTGACTCTATTGTTATGGCGGAGCAAAACCGGCTGGCGGAATGGTGTGGCGGCTCGTTGCGGGGTACACGGCTCCCTCCGCAAGACCGGATCATTCAGATCCCTACGCTTGAAGGCGAGATGGAAGCCAATTTTGGCGACTGGATCATCAAGGGCGTGAAGAGCGAATTTTACCCGTGCAAGCCGGACATTTTCGAATTGACCTATGAATTGGTCGAATAGCGGCAGCCTGAGGATAGACAATGGCAAGAGATCAGAGCACCTACCGCGGTGAACGGCGGCGTCTCGCCGCCAAGAACCCGGGCAAGCTGCGCGACATCTGGTACAAGTTCCTGCTGGACGGCAAAGCTAACCCGGATCCCGGACTTGAGCGGACCGCGGTGGTAAACGGTTGGCCGTGGCGCGGTCGCCAGTCGCGAGCTGCCTGATGTCAGACAACGCGTACCATCTCCGCAAGGAGGTTACCGAGCGACTGTACACTTTGTCGCGGCTTACGCACGAATCCAAGACGGACTTAGTCAACAAAGCCGTTGATCGCTACGTGGCGCAAGAGTTGATGCGCATTGGCATGGAAAAACACCGAGCCAAGATGCTGTCAGAGGGTTGAATGGACGAGGCTCTCATTGAGGCTTTGCTGCGGTGGCAAAACCCATACACGGCTGACCCTGGTCCAATTGTTTACCACAGCAATAGCTCATTGTCGGCGCTGGAACTGGTTAACCTATACCCAAACGATCCCATTAAGCTGGCCGCGGCCATAGAACGTTCTATCCGAGTCGCGTATCGCCTTGGCAAGGGGGAGCTTTAGCCGTGACGATGGACGTTCGCGTCCGCTTGCCGCTGCCGTTGGAGCAGCGTGTCAACCTTGTTCCGAACTACGCGACCGAGAAGCTCGATCGAATCCAATGGAACGATAAGCGAACGCGGGCAATCCAGCTGTTCAAGGCTGGCATTAATCCGCGCAAGATCCGAGAAGAGCTGAAGATAGCGCCTCGGACAATGCGCAAATGGGTTGAGGGCCTAGTCTCTCCAAGACAGGTCGGCAACAAAAAGCCAGCGTCTATTAGGGCCAAGGCCTTACAGATGTTCCGAGACGGCGAGAAGACTTCCGTTATCTTGGTTGAGCTTGGCATCGGGATGACGACGCTGCGTCACTGGAAGGATAACGCCGGCTTAACAAAACGGACGCGGCAGAAGCTAATTACGGACGAGGAGTTCATCGAGCTTTACCGGTCCGACCTTAGCTATCGGCAGATCAAAGAAAAGCTTAACTGCTCAATGAGCTATGTACAGAAAAAGGTTCTTAGGTTAGGATTAGCCGGAAATAAGCCATACGTCAACCCCACGATGCTCTGCGCAAAGGACGGTTGTCGCGCGCATCGTAAGCTCGGCAAAGAGTTTTGCCGTCACCACGGGAGAGAGTCGTGAGCTTCTTGATTTCGTTGGCAACGGCATTGAGCATCTTCTGCGCGTCGCAGGCTGAGTCGCCACGGGCGACTCAATCTCCGGTGGTTGTTTCAAATGACTGAGTCAACCCGCGATAGGCTGGTCAAGGCGGCATTTGACGCGCTGAATGAGCAAGATTTCTGCGAGCAGCGCCAAGCCAATGGCGTTTCTACCTACGTGGTTCTTGACGGGGATTTTTATCTTCAGCCGGTCATCGACGCCATCCTTTCCGAACTGGAAAAGCCGAGTGACGCGGTGATAGAGCGGGCGTTTTCTGATATGAATAAACTTCCAAGCGGGTTTTGGCGAAAGGCTTCCCACTGTTCGCCGCGAGAGAAGTTTGAAATCAAAATGAGGCAGCGTTTGACGTCAATGATCGCAGCCATACGAGAAGGGAAATAGACCGATTTTTCCAACAATGGCACAGAGTTGACGCGGCGGCGTGCGTGAGATGGCTTAAACGTGACGCCAACAAGACTGAGGCCAATAGCCGTTGACGGGCTGGCCCTGCCGGGGGTTCGACTCCCTCCGTCGTCGCGTCAAGCCTACCCGCTAGTCGGGATTGAGTAGCGACCTCGCCAGATGACGGCGGCGAACAGGCCCGGTGGATATTGTGCCCTCTTTCCGGGTCAACGCGGACGGTGGAAATTGTGTGTTTCCGCCCGCTAGTCGAAAGCCCCCAGGTGATTGGATTACAAAGCCTTGATCCTCGGAAGCTACGCTGACAATTCAGCGTTCCGTTATCTGGTGAGGCCGCGGCCTTAACCCGTTTCATCTAAGTCATATCTCGGGTTACAATAGCCTTGGTTCATGACCCAGGGCTATTAACCATTGTCTTTTCTGCTGAACGACGCTGAGCTGTTTAACCTCCAGAGCGATCTGTATGATCTGCCATTGGAGGACTTGGCGGCTATTGCCAAGCGAACGGAATGGATCGGGCAGGCTCGACCCAAGCAACTAGCTCCCGACCACGAAGATTGGGACGGCATCTTGTGGCTCGCTGGTCGCGGCTTTGGCAAGACCAAGTGTCTGTCAGAAGCTGGTTGGTGGCTTGGTTACAAAAACGCCAACTGGCGCATCGCTGTCATTGCTCCAACAAGCTCTGACGTCCGAGACACGTGCTTTGAGGGTGAGTCCGGCCTCTTGGCCTCGACGCCGCCCGAGTTGATAGAGAACTACAACAAGTCGCTGTTCGAGATGGTGTTGAAAAACGGCACCATCTTCAAGGGCTTCTCGTCCGAGTCACCGGAACGCCTTCGTGGTCCGCAGCATCACGCCGTCTTGTGTGACGAGGTTGCCGCCTGGGTTCGGCCCCAAGACACCTGGGACATGATGCAGTTTGGCCTCCGCCTCGGCACACGGCCAAAGATCCTCATGGCCACGACGCCAAAACCCAAGAAGATTATCCGAGACCTGGTGAATAATCCCCGGATCATGAAGGTCATGGGGACAACGTACGAGAACCGCAAGAACCTAGCCCCGTCGTTCTTCACCGCCATCGCCCAATACGAGGGCACGGCCATTGGCCGCCAAGAGCTGTACGGCGAACTGCTTGACCTTGAAGAGGGCGGTATCTTCAAGCGCAAGGACTTCCGACTCTGGCCAAGTAACAAGGATCTGCCTGAGTTTCTGTACGTTGTCCAGTCGTATGACACGGCGTTCACGGACAAGACGATCAACGACCAGACCGCCTGCACTACGTGGGGTGTCTTCGAGCACGGGCCTGAGCGGCAGCTTAACGTCCTGCTGTGCGACGCCTGGGCCGATCGCCTGACGTTTCCAGACTTGCGGGCCAAGGCAAAGGAAGAGGCAATCGCAGAATATGGCGATCCGCCGCGTCGTCCTGATATCCTGCTGATTGAGGACAAGGGCTCCGGTATCTCTCTTTGCCAAGAGCTGCATCGGGCTGGCGTGCCGGTTCGGCCTTACAACCCGGGGCGTGCTGACAAGGCTCAGCGAGCGCACGCCGTGAGCCACTTCCCCGTCAACGGGAGAGTCTGGATCCCTGAGTCAAAGCGGCGTCCCGGTATGTTTTGTGACTGGGCTACGCCTTTTCTCGACCAAATTTGTGTGTTCAACGGCGACGATAGCGTGTTAGAACATGACGATTACGTCGACTCTTTCACCCAAGCGCTTGCCTTGCTGCGCGACCAGCGGTGGTTGACGATTGATCCCCCAGAGCCTGAACCCGAGCCGCGCCAACCGCGCGAAAATCCGTACGGAGTTTGAGGATTGGCCAGCGTCGATGCCTTGAGAAAGGTACTTACCAAGTGGCTAGCTAAGGGCGACGACGCTTGGGAGCGTCTAAGGATATGCTGAAGCAAGCCACCCCGTATGTTGAGGCCCAAGTGCATAAACCCGTGACGCTTGATGACGTGTCTGCGCTTATCGTTCCATCTGAGCAGGCTTCAAGATTTGAACAGCGGACCCATATCCCTTTACTACCTTACGACAACAACCATTCCCCGCAAGAGTTCGAAGACATTCCCTTTGCTAAGCGTTTAGGTTTTAGAAAAGGCGGCCTCGCCCAAGCCAGTGGAGGTACCCGTGGCTGACATCCCCGCGTTAATCCGAGCGTTAGCCCAGAGCCGAGGCGTGCTTGGAGCCCGTCGGTTAGAACGCGCAACCGATGAGGTTCCGGCAATTGAGCAACAATTTACGGACGGGGCGTTGTCGCACCTGTTTAACCACGCTGGCGCTGCAATCACGCCGTTTGACCCGTCTCGGTTTGAGGAACTAGCCATTGGACTTCCCGAGCATCGCGCAAAGCAGACATTGAAGAATGTAACCAAGGTAGAAAAGTATTTGGATCAGGGCGGCTTTTCAAGCGTGCCACACTTAAGTATTATTCCAAGAGATCCGTCAGATCTGTCAGTCGCCCGAATAGCCGGCCACGAAGGTCGCCACCGAAACCGAGGCTTAGTTAACCAAGGCCAAGACAAAACGATCCTCGGGTTGTTTCCATACTTTGGATACGGTCCCCTTAAAGGGGAAAACGTGCTGTACGACGAAAGCATTAATTCCCTACTTGAAAACCTAAGGCAGGTAAGGTCCGTTGTCCCAGAAAGAGGTTTTCGGCGTGATGACCCAGAACCGTTAGATTTCTCCGACTACTTCAAGCCTTTCGCTAAAGGCGGCCTTGCCCAAATGAAGGATCACCATGCCGACTAGAGCGCCTAAGCCTATTCCTGGCAAGCCGGCTGAAGATGTGCGGTTTAAGGTCTTAGAGTCTTTGCCTACGTGGGTTGAGGATGCCGCAAAACGAATTATAGCCGCAACAAAGTCAAATCAAACGGCTGGTCAAGAAGTACTTGAGTATGGCGACCGCTTGAAAGGTCCACTTGAGATGCTCGCTGGCGATGTTGATAGCATAAAGATACCGCCGCAAGCAGCCGAGTACTTTAACTCGATGAACTACCGCGGAAATAAAAGACTAGGTCCGTCTGTTGAGGACCCGTACGCGATGCACACCCACCCAAGTGGCTTATTGGGCGGCTGGCAGTATACTCCGTTATCGCCACAAGATATGATGCTTGTCGACAACTTTCGAGGTATTGACCACATGGCCGTTGCCCCAGATGAGTTTGGGGGGTTTAGCCTAGACTCGGCATTTATGAACCAGCCTTTTGGGACCACTGACCGCGTGTTAAACGGTCGCCCGGTAAACCTCCCGATTTACAACGCTTTAAAACACGAGGCAAGTCGCAGTTGGGGTAAAGCCATTGAAACCGACCCCTCATTTAAGTCGAGCATGGGGTTTCGAGCGGTGCTGTCTGGCATGGCCGATGACGGTTTGATGGATTACGCTACTTACCTACCTGAGCACCTACTGGATGAGCTGAGTCTGTACCGGTCTCAATTGCCAAGCTTAAGTCGTGATCCACAACACTTCTCAAAAGTAGAAACCGGTAGCCCGCTGCAAAGCATTTTCTTTGATAGAGAGTAAACGTCAATGCCTATTAGTCAGGACGACCAGGAAGAACTCGACGAGCAGGCCGTTGGTGGCTTGGAGATCGAGGCACCAGCGGACGACGAGCCGGAGGTCGAAGAGCTTCCAGACGGCTCGGCCATTGTTTCGCTCGAGGGCGATGCCAAAGAGGCCGCCGATAAAACTGACTTCTACGCAAACCTTGCCGAAGATATGGACGAAGGCGAGCTGAAGTCTATTGCGACCGAGTTGCTTGAGAAGATCAAGCTGGACAAAGAAGCCCGGAAAAAACGCGACGAGCAGTACGAAGAAGGCCTGCGTCGGACTGGCCTCGGCAAGGATGCCCCCGGTGGGGCTCAATTCAACGGCGCCTCTAAGGTCGTGCACCCGTGCTTGGCCGAGGCCTGCGTTGACTTTGAGTCTGCGGCAATCAAGGAAATCTTCCCGCCAAACGGGCCGGTGAAGACTCAGATCTTGGGCAAGGACACGGAGAAAAAGCAGGCCAAGGCTTACCGTAAAGCCCAGCACATGAACCTGCAGCTCACAAAGGAGATCCAATCTTACCGGCCTGAGCTGGAGCAGATGCTGACCCAGCTGCCGTTGGGCGGTTCTCAGTACATGAAAATGTTCTGGAACTTCAAGTTGAAGCGCCCAGACGTCGAGTTTGTGCCGATCGACAACATCATTCTTCCCTATTCGGCTACCAATTTCTACACGTCCAGCCGCGCGACGCACATGATGGAGCTGGACGAGGTCGAATACCTTAACCGGATCAACACCGGCTTGTGGCGCGACGTTGACATCATTGTCGCCTCGCAGGAACCCGATCGCACCAAGGCCGAGAAGGCCAACGACAAGATTGAAGGCAAGGATAAGACCGCTTACAACGAAGACGGTCTTCGGATCGACTACGAGGTCTATACCACTTGGGAATTTGAAGAAGACGAATACGCCACCAAGGGTGAACCTGCGCCGTACATCATCACGGTTGATGAAACGACCCAAACCGTGCTGTCGATTTACCGCAACTGGGAAGAAAACGACGAGCTCCAGCAAAAGCTCGATTGGATCGTTGAATACGTCTTTATCCCCTGGCGCGGGGCTTACGGCATCGGCCTGCCGCACCTGATTGGCGGCCTGTCGGGGGCAGCTACTGGGGCGCTTCGAGCCTTGCTTGACTCGGCCCACATCAATAACGCCGCCACCCTGCTGAAGATGAAGGGCGCCCGCCTGTCGGGTCAGTCTGACGAAGTTGCCGTTACCCAGATTCAAGAGATTGAAGGTTCGGCTGGCGTTGACGACATCCGCAAGCTCGCCATGCCGATGCCGTTCAACCCGCCGTCAACAGTGTTGTTCCAGCTACTCGGTTGGCTGACGGACGCTGCCAAGGGTGTCGTGTCGACGGCTGAGGAGAAGATCAGCGAGGCCGGTAATAACATGCCGGTCGGCACGGCCATGGCGCTGATTGAGCAAGGCAGCAAGGTCTTTTCGGCCATTCACGCTCGCCTTCACGCCAGCCAGGAGAAGACGCTCGCCATCCTGCACCGGCTTAACCGGATGTACATGGATAACGAGGTTCGGATCGATGACGAGCTGATCGTCCGCAAGGAAGACTACGAGGGTGACATGGACGTCATCCCCGTGTCTGACCCGCAGATTTGGTCTGAAACTCAGCGTTTTGCCCAGATCAATGCGGTGTCTCAGCGGGCAGCAGCCGTCCCTGGCCTGTACGACCTTAGGACGGTTGAGAAGCGCATCTTGCAGATGATGAAGGTTCCTGACTTTGAGGAGCTTCTCGCCAAGTCGCCCGAACCCAAGCGCATGAACCCGGTGAACGAGAATGTCGCCATGCTCATGGGTTCTCCGGCCTTGGCGTTCATTACGCAGGATCACCTGAGCCACATCGCCGTCCACATCGACTTCATGCAGAACCCGGCCTTGGGCGGCAACGAGCTGGCAATCCCGAAGTTTGCGCCGTTGTGCATTGAGCATCTGAAACAGCACATCGCCATGCTGTACACGGTCATGATGTACGAGAAAGCGTCGGCCGCCGCTGGTCAGGAGCTATCGGACTTCATGAAGATGGGCGACGAGGTCGATCAGGCCGTTGAGCAGCTGTTGGCTGCGGCTAGCCCGATGATTAACCAGGAAGTGTTGCAGACAATTCAGCCAATCGAGGACGTCATCAAGAAGGCCGTTGACCTGATGCGGTCGATGCAGATGCCTCCGCCGGTTGATCCGTCGCAGGTTCAGATGCAGCTTGGCCAAGCTGAGATCGAGCGTAAGAAGGCCGCTGATCAACAGAAGTTTGAGCTGGACAAGGCGAAGCTTAACGTTGACCAGCAAGAAGCCGCCAACAAGGCCCAGGCGGAGCAGGTCAAGCTGCAGCAGGACATTGCCGAGATGCAGGCCAAGCAACAGCAGTTCATCGAGGAAATGCGCCTTGAACGCGAGAAAATCGCCGCTGATCTTGAGGCCAACATGCGAGAAATGCAGATCAAGCTGACCACCAATATGCAGGACAACCAGACGGCCATCAACATCTCGTCGATGCGCGTTGCCTCAGGCCAAGGTACTGGCAACCTCAAAGATGGTGACGGCATCGACCCTGGTCGGCTGATGGCTGCGGGCGGCTTGGTGACAGAAGAAAACGTTGTTGAACCTCCGCCAAGCGCTGTAGAATAGCGCAATCATTCCACTCTTTGGAGTACCTACTGATGGCTGGCAAGAAAATCATAGAGGAGGGCGTGGACTTAGGAAAGCGAAAGCTTTTTCAGATGCTTGCCCCAAAAGAGGCCCCGCCAGTTGCTAACCCGCAGGCGGTCGTTGAGACTCCGCAGTTGCCGACTCTCACGGAAGGTGGACTTGGTCAGGCGGGAAGATCTGTTTTAGAGGCGGAACCATCTCGCCGTGAGTTTTTGGAAGGCATGCGAAATGCCGCTGCCGCCGCTTCAATACCGGGGAGAGTCGGTTTGGCGGAAAAGCTAGTTGGAGGTTTAGGGCAAGCTTCAGCTCCTCCGGCTATTAACCCGGTCTTATCCCTGATTGAAGAGATCCTTAAGCGTCCCGGCCTAAAACCGTATTTTATGACTAGCATGATGGATGAAGGCGAAGGTCCAATCCGACACCTTGATCGTTTTTTAGAGAAGAAGTTATCCGGCGACGACCTTGACGACGCTCGTAGTTTTTTGACGACGTATCAGCAGGATAGGTTGCGGCTTGACCCATTCGGAGACGGGCTTGGGTATTCCTCTCCAAAGGAGTCTTTTAGAACGTTATTCGATTACCGAACCAACGACAATCCGTTGGAGGTCGTCCCTCAAGACGAGTTTATGCTTTTAAAACACGCTGGTAAAAACTACACTGGCGATGACTACGTAAACCTGGTTAAAAAGCATGACCCTGAATTAGTTGACGCCTTTAAAGAAATGGAAAGCCAGGGCGCAGAATACATGGATTATAACTTGTCTAATTTTGGCGGGAAGATAGGGCACGAAACATTTGAAGATCTGCTATCAAGCACGCCAATTGAAGATTGGCCACCTGAAGTTGTTAACTTGGTGAAAACACGTGGCCTTTCGAAAGATGCCTTTGATAGGCTTGCAGACGAGCATCTTATGCAATACGATGAGCCTCTGCCAAATTGGGTTAAGGTTCGAGATGAATAAACAAACCCGTTCCCTAGGTCCACGTCTTCGTGCTACAGTCTTAACGCCTTTGTCACGGTGGTAGGTTTTGATGTCGCCAACCAACAGGAACGCACGCCGCCAAGACCTGCAGTCGTTATCGCCTGAGCAGCTTGAGGCCTTGCGGGCTCGAGCCTATATGCGAAACGTCCCGCGCAACTCGGCCTTGTCGCAGCTGCGGGAAGGACAGAGCTGGTACGACCCATCAAGGCCTACACCTGAGCCGGTGTCTTCGTCCCCCTCGCTCTCCGGCGCCTTGGCCATGATGAACCGCTTTAGCCCAGGGGTTGGTGCCGGCGAGGCCGTTGTCGACGCAGCCAAGGCAGGCGCCTTTGATCGTCCGTTCTCCGGCGAGGGAATGTTTGGCGACGCGATTCGTTACGGCAACCAAGTCACCATGAAAGACGCGCTTGATATGCTCTATAGCGTTGTAGAGCCTCCATCCATGAGTATGCTTCGCGAGGGTCGCGAGGCTTACCAACGAGGTGATACTGGTCAAGGGGTGACGAACAGCCTGCTTGCGGGAGTCGCTGCCCCGATTGATGTGGCAACGTATTTGGCTGGGGCTCCGATCAAAGGCGCCGCAAAGGTAGCAGAGCACTTGCTGCCGTCAATCATGGATGCCGGGTCTCTTGCAAGTTCTCTCTTTGCTAAGAAGCTAGCAGCACCCGCCGTCGTTGGCGGTGTTATAGCGGAGTCTCCTACCGACGAAGAGTTGGCGGCAGCTCCTAAAGGCGCAACAGCGTACGCCAAGCAGCTCTGGAGGAATATGCAGGCCTCCGAGGCGTCCTTGCAGAAAGCCTACGATTACCTCCGCCGTCGTCAGGGAGATCAGTAATGCCTAACTGGGGCGAGGGTTATCTCGGGATTAAGGGAGCCACCTCTCGTTTAGGCGACGAGCTTGAGAAGCTGTCGGGCAAGATGACCCGTGAACAGTTCTTGAAGTGGCTGGGCAATAATCAGAACGTGCCCAAGGCCGAAGCCGACATATACGACTTTGCCAGCAAATTTGAGGGCCGGGAAAAGGTGCCGGCGGACGAGTTGCGCGAGCTGATCCAAACACCGCCAGAAGGGCAGAGGTATAGGGATGAGTATCTTGGCCGCGAGGTTGATCCATCGGTTGCCGACGCTCGCGATGCCGCCCAGCGCCAAGCCTACGAAGCCATAGAGGCCATTGCGGACAATTCACCTCGACCTGGGCTAAATACAACAGACGCTGAGAGAATGGCGTGGCTTCAGCGTCGTATTAGAGAAGAAGAACCACACCGCCAAGCAATCCGCGATTCCTGGATTAATTACCCGGAAGCACGAGATCCAGAATACGCAAGTTTTCAACGTCTCCCCGGACCCTTTGAAAACTATAACGAGGTCCTTACAAAGTGGGCTACGCAACCAGCGTACGGCGATGCCACCGGAGGACATTTTAAGATTAATGGCGATAAGCCAGCCTACTGGCGCCGTCAGTCTGACCGCGAGCTGCCTGACAAGTCTAAAGCTCTTCTGATTGAAGAAATTCAATCCGACCTTGAGCGGGCGGTGCGGGATAAAGAACAGACCATGGCGCCGCCTGGGCCAATGATCAAACAGATCAGAAAACCCCTTCTGGGCCAGGGTTGGCCTGAATATAGGGTGGAGCAGTTTTTAGAAAACAACTACGAAGCCAGTGTCCCATATTCCCCTTTCCTGACTGAAATAGGCGGCGCCCCTGGCTACCTAAACGCCGCGGCTCGCCAAGCGCTATACGACGCGGCTACGCGTGGCTTAGACGCAGTTACCTGGACACCTGGCCGGTTGAAGACACAGGTTAACGCCCAACAGCTCGGTGGCAAGCAGGAAGCTGGGAATGTCCTAAATTATGACAGCCGTATGGGCAAAGTCATGGCAAAAGAAGCTCGTCGTCTGGGGGTTGATGGACCCAGGATGGTGGACATGTCTGACACTCCCGAATTATTAACCCGCCCTCAACGAGACGCTAGAAACATTGTTCGAGAAGAATATGAGCGGTTTCGTGAAGACATCGACTCACCTTTAGAGCTTTTCGAGCGACTTGCAAATGATCGCGCCTTAGCCGTCCCAAGTGCTCAAAACCATCGCCTGTTTGATACCACACTCGTACCTCCCGAAATAGTGCCTGATATTTTAAACTGGCAGCGCAGCTATCAACAGATGCTGCCCGCGTCTGGGCCGCAAGCTCCAGAGGATTTTATAGAAGATCTGTTTGATAAATTCCAAGACATCGTTCACCACTGGGCCAACACCCCAGACGAGAGGCTTAGTTCCTACCCAGTTCACGGCCTTCGCCTGACGCCAGAGGCCCGTGATAAGCTCTTGAAGGAGGGTTTCCCTCTCTTCAAGAAGGGCGGCGTCGTGACAGAGGAGCATCAGAACTATGGCTAACGGCAAGGTTCCCCAGCACAAGGCGATGGCCATGGGGGAAAAGGTTACTGGCATGAAGAAGGGCGGCTTCGTCAAAATGGCCGCCAACGAGAAAGTCGAAAAGAACCCCGCCGGCTACACCAAGAAGTCGCCGAAGGGGTTTAAGAAAGGAGGTAAAGCCTGTTAGTCGAAAAATTCATCGACCAACTTGAGCGGAGAAAAGCTGATTTAGCCCTAGGGGCTGTAAAAAGCTGCGGTAACTGGGAAGCTTTTCTCCGCGTTCAAGGTCGTTACGAGGGCTTGGAAGAAGCCCTGAACATAGTCAAAGGCATCTTAGAAGAGGAAGATGAGATATGAGTGCGCTTGACGAATACCAAAGCATGGACGACGCGTTCCCGAACCTAGATCCGGGCGTTCTGCCTCTCGGCCATCGCGTCCTTGTCCAAATCCGGACCCCGGCGACCAAGTCAAAGGGCGGCATTATCATCGTCGCTGACGCCGTGGACGTCGAAAAGTGGAACACGACTGTCGCAAAGGTTCGCGCCATTGGCCCGCTGGCCTTTAAGAAGCGCGATTCGCTCGAACCTTGGCCGGAAGGCGCCTGGGCGAGCGTCGGCGACTACGTTCGCGTGCCCAAATTTGGCGGTGACCGTTGGGCCGTCAAAATCCCTGGCAAAGGGGGCGACGATGAGGCCCTTTTCGTCATTTTCAATGACCACGAGCTGATCGGCCACGTCACCGTGGACCCCCGCACGATCAAAGCGTTCGTCTAAGGAGGTCTAAATGGCTGAGAAAATCACGGCTGAGGTCGAGAAGGAAGACGACGTCACTTTTGAGATCATCGAAGAGGATCCGAAGAAGAAATCTAAGGAAACTGACCAAGAAGATGACGACTCGGATGAGCCAGACGATGACCAAGGCTCCGACGAGGGCGACGTCGAGCCTGAAAAGGACGACGGCGACCAAGAAGATGACGTCGACGGCGAAACCGCTGAAGAAAAACGCGAACGTCGACGGCGCGAACGCCAAGAGCGCAAGGAAAAGAAGCGGAACTACGACCGCGCCAAGGATCTTGAGCTGCAGGCCACCAGAAAGATGCTTTCTGACATGCAGAAGCGTCTTGACGCGGCCGAACGTCGCTCGGTTTCTCAGGACGTCACGCAGATCGACACGGCCTTGCGCAACGCGGCTAATGCTGCAGCTCAATATCGCCAATTGGTGGCCGACGCGGCGACTAAAGGTGACGGCGAGACCCTTGCGTTGGCTCAGGAGAAGTGGTACGAGGCCAGCCGAGCGGTTGAACAACTATCCGAGCTGAAAAAACATGCCGTCCGTCAACCGCCGCGGGCGACGATTGATCCGTTGGTCCGGTCTTACGGCGAAGACTGGATGAGTCGCAATCGCTGGTACGATCCCAAGCGTGGCGACGAGGATTCCAGAATTGCCCTGATTATCGACACCAAGGTGATCGAGGAAGGCTACGACCCAGCAACCCCTGAGTATTGGGACGAGCTGGATCGCCGCCTGAAACGTCGTCTGCCGCATCGTTACAAGCAGGCCGCTCACCGGGACGGTGAAAATCGTCCGCGCGCTGTGACCGGCGGCTCTGGCAAAGGCTCGGTGTCGGCGTCAAGTTCATCAGGTACCAAGATCACGCTGTCTGCGGAGCGCGTCGCGGCCTTGAAGGAGGCTGGCGCCTGGGACGACGTTGCCAAGCGCAACAAGATGATCAAGGCCTACATCGCGCACGATAAAGCGCAGAAGAAATAAGGATTTCAGACATGGCAAACTCCACTGATGACCGCCTGAAGAAGGCCGCTGACACGGGCCGTGAAAACCGCGGGGCCGCTACCGACAACGACCCTCGCGAAGAAGCAATCCCCGCTGTGTCGTTTCGTAATGAGTTCTCGTTCGACGCGTTGCCAAATTTGCCAAATATTCCAGGCTACAAAACAATTTGGTTAACAACTACAAATCCTCGAGATACTATCCAAGCTAGGATACGTCTTGGCTATACCCCAGTCACGGCCGCCGACATTCCGGGTTTTGAAAACCTGAAGATGAAGTCTGGCGAGTACGACGGCATGATCGGCGTCAACGAAATGTTGGCATTCAAGCTCCCGATCGAGCAATGGGAAAAGTATATGACCGAGCTGCATCACACCGCTCCGCTCGAGGAGGAGGAGAAACTTCGAGCGCAGCTTGAACTCATGCGTGACGGCCGTGGCAACAGTCTTGTTGCAGAAATCGGTGATGGCATGAAGTCCGAACCTCTCCGTGGACGACCTGACTTTGGCCTTCGCAAATAGGAGCATTGGATGCCCAGCACTAGCGCACCCTTTGGTCTGAGGTCCGAGCAGCACATCTCCGGGTATGGCACTCGAGGCGTTCGTGCTTTCCCCGGCGGTTTGCCGACCGGTTATACCTCGACCATCTATCAAAACCAGCCGGTCAAGCTCTTGACCACCGGCTACATCGCCCCCGTCACGGCCACCGAAGCCTTTATGGGCACGTTCGTTGGCGTCGAGTACACCGACACGACCGGCCGCCGTCGCGAGTCGAACTATTGGCCGGCGAATACCGCGGCCACCGACATCGTCGTGTATTTCGTGGATGATCCGAACATGATCTACGAAATCCAGGCCGACGGTTCGGTCGCCCAATCCGCCGTCGGTGACCAGGTCAACTTCTCGAACCTGACCAACGGTTCGACGACGACCGGTCTGAGCCAGTGCACCGTGAGCGCCACCCCGACGGGGTCCGGCGTGCAGGGCCAGCTGCGCATCATCGACAAGTCCTACGACGTGAACAACGACTGGGGTGATGCCTACACCACCCTGCGCGTGATGGTTGCCTACCATCAGTTCGTCTACCCGCAAACGGCCATCTGAGGAGTCTGAGGCATGGCAACAGTTATGCGCAGTACAGACTTTCGGGCAATCGTTGAGCCGATCCTCAACGAAGAGTTCGATGGCCTGTACGACCAGCGTGCGGATGAATGGGCCCAGGTCTTCGACGAGAAGCAGGGTATTCCGCGCACTTACCACGAAGAGCCTGTTCTGTACGGCTTCGGCGCCGCTCCGGAACTTCCCGACGGCACTCCCATCACCTACCAACAGGGCGGTATTCTCTTCATCGCCCGTTACGTGTACAAGGTCTACGGTCTGGCTTTTGCCCTGACCAAGGTGCTCGTCGAAGACGGCGATCACATCCGACTCGGAACGATCTACTCTCGCCATCTGGCGCAGTCGCTGATCGAGACGAAGGAGACGCTGTGCGCGAACATCCTGAACCGAGCCTTCAACGGCTCCTACACCGGCGGCGACGGCGTGGCACTGAACGTGACCAACCACCCAATCGTCAATGGTACGTTCTCGAACCTCCTGACGACCCCGGCCGCGCTCTCCCAGACCAGTCTGGAACAGATGTGCATTCAGGTCCGCCAGGCCGTCGACAACAACGGCAAGAAGATCCGCCTCGAGCCCAAGCGGCTCGTCGTGAGCACGAACAACGTCTTCCAAGGCGAAGTCCTGCTCAAGTCGGTTCTGCGCGCCGGCACCGCCAACAACGACATCAACCCGGTCAAGTCGCTCGGGTTGTTCTCCCAGGGTCTTGCGGTCATGAGCCGCGTCACTTCCTCCACCGCTTGGTGGGTGAAGACCGACACGCCGGAAGGCATGAAGCTCATGATGCGCCGGAAGCTGGAGAAGTCGATGGAGGGCGATTTCGAAACCGACAGCATGCGCTACAAGGCCACCGAGCGTTACATCCCCGGCTGGACCGACCCGCGCGCGTTGTTCGGGACCCCTGGCATCTAAGGCGAGGGGGCTTCGGCCCCCTCCTCTTATTGAGGAGGATGACAGATGACTCAGTTTTCTGACGACCTCTACGTCGGGGCTGCTTATTACCCGCCTGCGAACGTGCTGGCGACGCGTACCGACAGCTCGACCAACGGGGTTGAAATCCCCCGGCTGGTCGTGCAGCAGTTCGGCGCGGTCGTTGTCGCTGACCCTAACGGCATTTGCGATGCCGTTACCTCGACAGCTGCTGGAACCTTGTCAGCAACCGGCGCGCTGATGTCTGGTGCCACGGCCGTCTTTGACGTGCCGCGTAACCTTAGCATCACCTCGACGGGCAACTTGTCTGGCCTGACTTTCTCGTTTGCGGGCGAGGATGAGTACGGCGAAACGACGACGGAAGACATTACGGGCCCGAACAACACCACGGTGTACGGCCTGAAAGCTTTCCTTCTGGTGGGCGCTCCGACGACGACTGCGGCCGTGTCCACGGCTGTGAACGTTGGTTCTGGCCCAGCTCTCGGCTTCAGCCACCGCTTGGCGGATAAGGGCAAGTTGCTTGGCATCTACGTGAATGGCCAAGCTGACTCGACAGCAACGGCAACGACGACCGTGGTTACGGCAGGTCTTTCGACCACAGCCGTGTCGACGGCAACGACGGGTGACGTTCGCGGCACGGTGGTGCCAACGACTACCCCGGATTCGTCCAAGCTGTTTTCGGCCTTGATCTTGCTCGGCGGAAATCAAACCAAGGAGCAAGTCTACGGTGTCAGCCAAGCCTAAAGGCAAGACAGTGGCGATCGTCGCGATGGGTCTTTCCCATCGCGACTACGTCCTAGGGGCGGTCGTCCAAGGCAATCGGCATGCGATTGCAGACGAAGTTTGGGCCATTAATCACATGGCTGGGGTTATTCAGTGCGATCGCGTGATCGCCATGGATGACTTGGAATACGTTAACGAGCATGGCTACGAAGGCTCTAAGGCCTACGTAGAGACGCTGAAGCAGACAAAGGTGCCGGTCTATACGACTCGGGTAATTCCTGACCTTTGCCCTACCAGCGTTGAGTATCCGCTCGAAGACGTGATCAACGCTATCGGATTCGCCTACCTGAACAACTCAGTGGCGTATGCCGTGGCGTTGGCAATCTTGGAGAAAGTCTCAGCCATTTCTTTGTGGGGCTGTGACTTCACCTACGAGAACGCGCATGCCAGCGAGACAGGTCGCGGTTGCGTGGAGTTTCTGATTGGCGTCGCTGTCAGTCGTGGGATCCAGATTAACGTTGCCGCAAGCAGTTCTCTGCTTGACTCGAACCAACCGATCCGCACGTTCTACGGCTATCGGGAAAAGATCGAGGTTTCGGCTGACGTTGAGAAGCAGCGGTACGTTGTGAAGAAATCTGCGCCGGAGGTGCCAACGACATGAGGCCAATCAGCTATACGTTTACTGCCACGGCGGCTGGTTCAAGCAACTGGCTGCCGGTTGACGCGTACGTCCCGAACGCGATCTACGGGCTAAAAGTCACGTCAACTGGCGCCGGTTGCCAAGTTGAGGGCACGTACGATAACGTGTTTGCAACAACGACTCCATACGGTTTTGTCCTGTCGACGGCGTTTCAGGCCTTGACGACAACCACGGCCGGTGCTGTTACGCTTCCGGTGCGAGCGTTCCGTATCACGGCTAGCGCTGCAGGTACGTTTGGCCTGGTGATTACGCAGCAGGGCACGCAGTAACATGCCGTCTAAGTCTAAGGCGCAGGCAAATCTAATGCGCGCCGTAGCGAATAACCCAACCTTCGCAAAGAAGGTAGGCATCCCGAAGAGCGTTGGCAAAGAGTTCTCGGACGCCGACAAGCGTAGACCTAAGAAGGACTCGCCTCGGCCCCGTAGCAAATAAGGGGTGACTTGTGGCCACAAGCGGTACTGTTGGTCTAACCCAGATCAACGTAGCCAAGATTATAGAACATGCGGCGCGTCGGTGCAAGCTTCCATCTTCCCAGATAACCGGTGAAGTGTTGGAGATTGGCCGCGATGCGCTGTATTTCTATACGTCGGCACTGGCTAACCGCGGGATCAGCCTCTGGACGATTAAGCGCCGGATCCTTGGTCAATACTTGAACCAAGCTTCTATGCCTTTGCCACGCGGCATCGTTGACGTTCTGAATGTCAATGCGCGTACCTTAGCTCGTCAGCAGTACGGTAACCCAGGTTCCTCGGCTGGCGGCACGGCATCCTTCGCATTTGACGAAGACATCGATACTTGGTGCCAGCAGACCTCAGCCAACGGCAACATCAGTTATGAGTTTGCCTCAAGCACAACCGTAACCTCTGTCGGCTTTATGCCATACGGAGATCTAGACTTGACCCCGGTGGTTGAGTTTACAGTCGACGGAGGTGTCACGTGGGAAACCTACTTCACGCCCCCGCCTGACCCTGACTCGACGTCTATAGCGATGACCGACAAAACATGGTACTGGTGGGATATCACCCGGCCTGCCTCGGCAACTGGTCTCCGTTGGCGTGAGACTGGCGGAGCCACGCTAGCTTGTCGTGAACTATTCTTTGGTAACACGCCATCAGAGACGCCGATGGCCAGACTGAACCGCGACGATTATTCGTCACTGCCAAACAAGGTGCAGGCTAACCCGCCTCGTCAGTTCTGGGTGGACAGGCTTGTTGATGCCCCGACGTTGTACCTGTGGCCTGTGCCAAACAACAACTTCGATCAAGTGGTCATGTTTACGCACAGCCAGATCGAGGATGTTGGCAGCTTGACGGACACCATTTCAGCCCCACAGCGCTGGATCGAGGCGCTGATTACTAACTGCGCTTCAAGACTTTCCCTTGAGCTGGCAAATGTTGATGAGGCTCGGATTGCTTTGCTGGACCAGATGGCTCAGCGGGCTACGTACGAAGCTGAGCAGGAAGAACGCGACAACAGTCCGATTTACTACGTCCCTGGCATCTCAGTGTATACGAGGTAGCCATGTCAATGATCGCTGACGGCCAACTCTCGATTGCAATTTGCGACAGGTGCCGCACCAAGTTGCCGTACCAGATGTTGCGTCCTGACGGCAATAGCCCGGGTCTGAAGGTTTGTGGAGAATGTTGGGATACTATAGACCCTTATCGGTTACCGCCGCGTCAACCGGACCCGTTGACGTTGCAGCATCCGAGGCCTGATACTAGCATTGCTGATAACTCAGTTTACCTTGGGACGTCGCCTGAGGGGAACTGGTACATCACGGACAACAACAATAACTTATTGGTGGCCAGCTGATGTCAGGCGTTATCCAAATCCCGCAGCTGCCAGTCGCCACGACCTTGGCGAGTACCGACCTGATCATTGTCGTTCAGGGAGGTATTACATATCAAGGCACACTTGGCCAGATTGCGCCAACTCTCGATGTTGTGACGTCGGTGGGTCTGTCGCTTCCGTCTGAGCTAACGGTGTCTGGAAGCCCAGTTACAACAACAGGCACGCTAACGGCTACGTGGGCTTCGCAGACCGCTAACCTGATGTTTGCATCGCCTAACGGCTCAGCCGGCGCTCCCCTGTTCAGGACCTTTGCTGCGGCTGATTTGCCAAATTCCGGCGTCTCAGCCGGGACGTATGGCGCCGGGGACGCTATCCCTGTCTTAACCGTAGACGCATATGGACGGGTAACCTCAGCCACAACAATTGCCGTTTCATCGGCTACAGCCGTGCCATGGAGCGTGGTCACCGGCACGCCGACGACAGCTTCCGGTTATGGAATTACGAATGTTCCGACCACGACAAGGGCAGTCACGGCCGGGACAGGATTAGCTGGCGGCGGCACGTTGGCTTCTGATGTTACATTGGCCTTGGCAACAACGACAGTGACTCCGGCAACCGTGGGCAGTGGGTCCTTGGTGCCAGTGATAACGATCGACGCATATGGCAGGATAACAACCGCAACCACTGCGGCAGTAGCCGCGGCGACGTCGACGGTTACCGCGGGATCTTACGGAAATTCTACTGAGACAGGCACGTTTACAGTTGACCTATACGGTCGACTGACGACGGCGTCGAATGTGACGGTGACGCCTACGTGGGCTTCGGTACAAGGCGTGCCCGACCTTGTCTCTTCCCTGGCGGCCCTTACCGCCACCGGCATCCTCGTAAAGACAAGCGCCACGGCCGTAACCGCTAGGACCCTAACGGGATCCGCTGGGCTTGACGTAACAAACGGCGACGGCGTTGCCGGTAATCCTACACTGACGATCAACGACGACTACGCAATGCTTTCTCGCTTCTGGTTTGCATGAGGACGACATGGCCACTCTAACAAAGATCCCGCTTTCTGCGTCGACAAACGGTCGTGGCGTCCTTGTCACGGCGACAGCGATCGGTTCAGGCACGACGCTTCACACAGCTCAAGCTGTCACGACTGACGGCTTGGGAGATGAAGTGGTGCTGTACGCCTACAACTCCAGCTCGTCACCGATTACCTTGACGATCGGCTTCGGTGGCAGCACGGACCCCAACGACTTGATGAAGTTCAGCCTGCCGCCGGTCACTACGACGCCGGTTATGTCCGGTCTGTTGCTTCGCAACTCGCTAGTGGTCTCCGGAGCCACGACAACAGGTAGCGTCGTGTCGATCTTTGGCTACGTCTTGAGGGCTTCGTAATGGATCAACGTGGCGGTCTTTGGTCTGGCGCCGGTCTGCTTGGGCCTTTCGCCAGACTCTTCACGGCTCAGTCTTGGCCGGCTCCACAGCGACCCGGGGCTCGGTATACGGCCACATCTGCAGCTTCGACTGAGACACCTAATATGGCATTGTACCAGGACTTTTACTACACCGCGACGCAAGCCGTGGCAATTGCCGCGCCGACGCTGACGTCTGACATGGTGGGTCAACGAGGCATGATCCAGTGCAATCAGGATGGCACCGGCGGTCGAACCTATACATTTGCAACGTCCGGCGTCTACGCTGCGGCTGGCGGGATTACCTCTATCACGACGTCGACCGGGGCTAATGCTCAGGACAACGTTTACTACCACATCACGTCGACGGCACGCGTGTTCCTCTCGGCGGCAAAGACCATAAGCTGATGTTTGCAGAAGCCCTACTGCCCTCGACTGTAAATACTACCTACCCTTCCAGCAAAACGACGCTGACATACACTGGCGCTAACCAGAACTATGTCGTGCCCGCGGGCGTCTCGATTATCCGCTTCAAGATGTGGGGGGCGGGTGGCGCGGGGTCAGGCGCGGCAGGCGGCGCGGGCGGCTGGACCTATGGTGAGATCGCGGTCACTGGCGGCGAAACGCTAACGGTGGTTGTAGGGCAAGGCGGCCAGAGAAACGGCAATACAGCGGGCGGCGGCGGTCGTTCTGCCATACGTCGTTCGTCAACCGAACTCGCCACGGCTGGCGGCGGTGGTGGTGGTAGCACCACCGCCGGTGTTAGTCGCAACGGCTGGGCAGGCGGCGGCAACCAAGGTGAGGCTGTTGCATCCGGAGCAGGCGGTCCCGGAACGCAATCAGCGGGCGGAGCAGGCGGAAATTCCGGCAGCGGCACGCAGGCAGGCTCAGCATTCCAGGGCGGTAATGGTGGCCCTGGAGCCACATCTTCCGGCAATGCCTACGGCGGCGGTGGCGCCGGCCTGACGGATGGCGCGACGGCCACGGGCTGTGGCGGTGGCGGCGGCTATTACGGCGGTGGCGGCGGAACCAACCTTAACGACAAGGGTGCAGGCGGCGGGTCTGGCTATATCGGCGGCTGCATCGGCGGCACGGCCACCACGACGGCAGGCAGCGGCACAACGCCACCCGGAACCGGCGACGCTGATTATGCAGCTGGGGTCGGGGTCGGCGGCGCGGCTAGCACAGTCGGCGGCAACGGCCGAGTGGTAATCTACTAGGATGGAATAAATGTTGATTTTTTGGGCTTTTGGATTAGCGCTTGCCTTCATGGTTCTCAGGCGTACGCTTGGCGGCGCCCCGACAATTTACCAACCGTTTTTTGGTACATTTGCGCAACCGCTCTTTTGGGAATTTGATGGCAGCGCGTATAAGCCACGCCGCACGCCGACGCTGGTTCTCATGGCTCTTTTAGCTGCCGCTCCGTTTATAGCTTTTGGGCCTTGGTGGTCTGGTTTTGTTGGGGCTATCTTTACGGTGGTCTTTTGGAACGGCGCCCCGTTTCTGCCTAACCACCGTTTTGCCGGTCCTGGTTGGCAGGTTGCAAATATCGTTCGCTATGGGCCGTGTTCGTTAGGCTGGCTGCTGGCTGATTGGTTTTGGCCGCGTAACTGGACGGTCGGACGGTTCATTGACGGATACGTGGCCGCTGGCGAAGCTGGGGCGGGACTTATTTTTGGCGCATGTTTAGCCTACGCGGCGGATGTTGCAGGCGTTTACCTAGCGGCTGTGTTTTAACAAAAAGGTTGGTGCTATGGCCGACTTCCCAATATCAGAAGCAAGGGTCCTAGACTGGGCTTGGGGAGCTATTGTCTTGCTTGGGGGAACAGTCGTGGCGCTTATTACGAGGTGGGTTAACTTGATTGACGTCAACGTTAAAGGTCAAGGCGACAAGCTTCAGAAGGTCGTGTCTAAGGAAGAATATTCTAAGGACCAAGAGGTTGTCTGGAAACACCTTGAAAAGCACAGCGAAGACATGAAGGAAACACGCGAGATGATGCTGCGCGAGTTTCCCTCTAAAGTTGACCTGAGCAACATGGAAAGTCGCCTTATGTCTGCCATGCGCGAAGCTGTGGAGAAACACAGATGATGGACCTTCTTGGCTTTGCCGCGAACTTTCTGTCCGGCGGCATTGCAGGCGGCTTACTTCGATTGGCACCCGAAGTCTTGCGGATGTTTCAGTCTAAGGCTGATCGTCAGCACGAGTTGGACATGCGGAAGCTTGATATCGAAGCTGCCGCCAAGCTGGCTGATCAAACCGCTCGTCAGATGGACTCTCAGCTTCAAGGCCAGCTGTCACTTGCTGACATCCAGGCGATTGTCGCCGCAACGCAGGCCCAGGCTCAACCTACTGGAATCCGTTGGGTTGATGCTCTTAACGCGTCGGTCCGTCCAATAATCACGTATTGGTGGATGACCCTGCTCACAGTCCATAAGGTCGTGGCCATTTGCTTGGCTTGGAATACGTCCAAGAGCCTTGAGGAGTTTAACACGCGTATCTGGACGCCGTCTGATGGGGCCATCTTGGGTACCATCATTGGCTTCTGGTTTGTCGATAGGACTATTCGGCATGGCCATAAGGTTAGTTGAGCTGGTCAAGGAGTGCGAGGGGTTTCACAAGGTTGTCAAGCTTAGTTCTCCTCCGATGGCTGCTCCCTACCTCTGTCCGGCGGGTTATTGGACTGTTGGGTACGGTCACTTATGTCTACCGAACTCGCCGCCGTGTACGCGAGAACAGGCTGAGGCGTGGCTTAAGGAAGACTTAGTTTCGGCAAGTAACAGTGTCTGTCGGCTGGTTTCCGTACCGTTAACGGCTAATCAGCGGGACGCTTTGACAAGCTGGGTCTTTAATCTTGGCTCAGGAAGGTTTCGCGGATCGACCTTAAGGGCAAAATTGAACCGCGGTAACTACAGCGAAGTTCCCGCTGAAATGTCAAAGTGGATCTATGGCGGAGGCGTAAAGCTTCCAGGCTTGATCAAACGTAGAGCTTTAGAAGTACAGCTCTGGCACCAACCCGATAGTTGATTTGTTCCCCTGGACGCGTCAAGGTGATAGGATCATCTTGGTTTAATTGGAGCGTTGCCCGTGCCAAACATGACGTACACCTCGTTGCAGCAAGACGTCCAACGTTGGACCGAGCGCACCGACGAAACGTTTGTGGCGGTAATCCCCACCTTGATCACCTTGGCTGAGGCTCGCATTGCCCGCGAGGTGAAGGTTCTTGGCCTCGAGTCCTTTGTCACTGGCAACTTTACCCCAGGCAGCCCAACACTCCCGAAGCCTGCTCGCTGGCGTGAAACGCTGTGGTTTTTCTACGGCCCGGAGCGTACTCAGTTATTTCTGAGGCCGCTCGATTTCTGCCGCAACTATTGGCCAACGGCCACAGAAACCGGGGCTCCCAAATATTTTGCTGACTATTCGTTCGACTACTTTTTAATTGCGCCGACCCCGGTAGCTGCATCCAACTTCGAGCTGTCTTTTTTCCAGCTGCCTGAGCCTTTGTCGGATCAAGTCAGCACCAACTGGCTGACGCAATACGCGCCAGATCTGATCCTGTACGCCACTCTGCTTGAGGCCATCCCGTACCTGCAAGAGATGGACAAGATCGAGGTTTGGCAATCGAGATACGACCGAGCTGCCCAGGCCCTCGGTAGCGAGAACAAGAGCCGCACAGTGGATGCTGGCGCCGTGGTAAAGGGGTAAGGCCATGCCGTATACAGACGTCTTTAGCGGTTCTCCAGTCGTTGCTTCGGAAGTTGCTTACCGAGGCATCGCGTTAACTGCCAGTATTGACCTGCTGTGGCCACAAGAATATGTCGACACGGACGACGTTGTTGCTCGCATCATGGACGTCACACCGTCTGCGGGCGGCTATACGATCACGTTAGACGATGCTCGTAACGTTGGAGTTGGCTACGATACGATTTGGAGGAACCTGGGGGCATACTCCTTCAGCGTCCTCGACAACGCTGGCGGCACCATCTGCACTGTCGGTGCCGGCCAAGCCTATTATACGTACATCAAGACTAATTCAACGGCAGCTGGCACTTGGGGAACCTTACAGTTTGGAGTTGGGGCTAGCTACGTTGACGCCGCTAGCTTGGCAGGAGCTGGTTTGGTTGCGGCTGCGGGCTTACTGAACCAAAGCTTTAGCGTTGTTACCAAAAACAGCGCGTATACCGCAAATGTCAACGACAGGGCTAACCTGATTGCTTGGACGGCCGGCGTGGGAACCTTGACCCTTACGGCCGCGGCCACGCTAGGCAACAACTGGTTTATCGGCGTCAGCAATTCTGGTTCTGGGGCTCTTACTGTTGATCCGCAAGGGACGATCGACGGAGAGTCTTCGTTGACAATGAACCCGGGCGACGCCTGTTTCATCATCTGCGGCGGCACCTCGTTCTACACGCTTGGCCTTGGGCAATCTCCGACGGTGACGGTGTCTAAGCTCACGTTGTCAGTTGCCGGTAACACTGATGTTACCCTAACCTCTGCCCAAGCAGCTAACCAGCTTCAAGAGTTTACGGGCACCTTGACCGGTAACATTAATGTTATTGAGCCAACGAATGCTGCCGTCTATTGGATCTACAACAATACGACCGGGGCCTATACGTTGACTGTCAAGACGTCTGCTGGGACGGGACTTGAGATTGCTCAAGGCACCTGGGAGATGGTCGCCTGCGACGGTACCGACATTATTGACCCAGACGAAGGTGGCGGTGGTACCGTCACGTCTGTGGCAACTGGCACAGGTTTGACTGGCGGCCCAATCACAGGCTCAGGCACTATCAGCCTTGCTAATACGGCTGTGACTCCTGGCACCTACGGCGAGCTTGGTTTTGTTGTCGACGCTCAGGGTCGGTTGACTTCGGTTAACGTTTCGTCTGGCTGCTTGATGCCGTTTTGGGTGACCTGATGCCTCCACAGCCTCCTAAACAAGACGTTTTTCCGATCACGACCAAACCCGGTATTAAGCGGGATGGCACGGAGTTTGAGGGCAATTTCTATCTAGACGGGCAATGGTGTCGTTTTCAGCGAGGTCTTCCTCGTAAGATGGGCGGTTACCAACAGATCACTGATGCCCTAGCCGGCCCAGTGCGCGGGTGTTTTGTCAGCTCGGCCAACGACGCCATCGACGTGTACGCCGGCTCGGCTGAAGTGCTTGAGAAGCTGACGATCTTTCCAGACGGTTCTGTCTCTGGCCTAATCGACCGGACACCTTCAGGATTTGCCACTAGTGACCTCAACGTTTGGCAATTCGACTCAATGTTCGACGCCGGCGGTAGTGGCTCAGTGCTTATCGCGCACGCTGGTCAAAACCTTGCGAGCATTGCGTCTGACGTTGACACCCCGGTGTATTACGGAGATATCTACGGTACTGCGGCACTAACATCGACAGGTCAAAGCGTTAGCGGCGGAGCCTGTGTGCTTGGTCAGTATCTTTTTGTCTATGGTAACGATGGGTACCTTGCTTGGAGCAACGTCAACGAGCCAACAAACTTTGCAACCGGCGATGCCGGTTCTGCTCGAGTTACGGCTGAAAAGATTGTCTACGGGGCGCATAGCCGAGCAGGTGGCACGACAGCACCTTCTGGTCTCTTTTGGTCGCTGGATTGTTTGCTACGCGTAAGTTACACCGGAGGCGACTCAGTTTTCAACGTTGACACTGTCGCTCGCGAAATGTCAATCCTGTCCTCGTCGGCGGTGATTGAGTATGACGGTTTGTTCTTCTGGCCAGCCGTTGACAGGTTCTTGGTGTATAACGGGGTTGTTAGGGAAGTTCCAAACCAGATGAACCTTAATTGGTTCTTCGACAATCTGAATTTCTCGCAGCGCCAAAAAGTCTGGGGCACCAAGGTTCCCAGGTATGGCGAAATCTGGTGGTTCTATCCGACAATGAACCAAGCCGAGTGCGGTAGAGCCGTCATCTACAACGTTCGCGAAAGCACGTGGTATGACACATCGATCGCTAGGTCTTGCGGTTACTTCTCGCAAGTTTTCAGGAACCCGCTATGGTTTGGCGTTGACCCGACGGCAGCCGATACGTACCGTCTCTGGGTCCACGAGACTGGCGTGGATCAGGTGATAGAGAACCAAGCCCAGGCCATTCAATCGTACTTTACGACATGCGATCTTTCTTGGTGTGCTTCAGGTCCTGGCGAAAGCTGGATTGGTGTTGACCGCTGGACTCGCATTGATCGCATTGAGCCTGACTTTGTCCAAACTGGTCAAATGACGGCTACCATCCTTGGTAAGAAGTATGCGCAGTCGACTGAAACTCAGGAAACAGTCTACTACTTCGATCCCACTACAGAGAAGTTTGACATCAACCAGCAGCGCCGCCAGATGCGTATTAAGTTTGAGAGCAATGTGGCCGGCGGCAACTACCAAATGGGTCAACCGCTTCTTCACCTGTCAATCGGATCTGCGCGCCAATGAGCAATACCGCTGTCATTCTTGATCCGTACGCAACTGATTTTCAGACTTGGGGAACTCGCCTGGTTGAAGCGGCTGGCTTGTTTCTACCAGCTCCGTTTGAACCGTGGCAAGATTGGGCCGCCAGGGTTTACGAACAGTCGGGGTATTCCGGGGTTCCGCAACCTACGATGTTTGATGATTGGCAGGACTGGGCCGCTCGAGTGAAGGAAACGTTTGTAATTTAGTTTCCAACTGAAAGGACTTGGCGTATAATGACAACCAAGATAGGTTTACGCCCCCAAGTTTGCTCGATATACGAGCTAGAGGTTGTTACCAAGTTAGTCTCGCAATCAAAGTCCCATCAGGATTACGATGAGACAGACTTTAAGAACCTGATCGTTCCGCCTCTTGCATGGCGACAGGGGTATACGTACTATATCGAGGATGACCTTGTTGGCTTTGTCTCGATTGCTTTTACAACGCCAGAGACGAGCGAGGGTATTCTCGATGGCTCCAAGCAGTGGAGCCCTACCGACTGGGTCTCTGGAAAAGAGGCGTGGCTAGTCGACCTGATCGCGCCGTTTGGCCATGGCGCGGAAATCGCAAAGCACGTAGCTGGTGCCCTAGCCAACCAAGGCTTCCGCCAAGTCTACTTTTACCGCGAGAAGGGCGAACGTTACGTCCGCTTAAGCATACGACCCACGCGCGCGTCGGAGGAATAGTTGATCCATAGCGTACTAGCGCACGAGCGCCGCCACACCACGCACGCCTATAGACCGCAACTGTCAACTTCCCTAGGCCACCGGTTCAAGGGGAAGAAAAGTGGTGGCGTGGCGTCTATCGCATCCATGGCGGCCCCGATTGCGCTATCGGTTCTTGCCCCTGGCCTTGGTACAGCAATTGGTACCGCCCTTGGAGCCTCTGGTACCGGCGCTTCGATCCTTGGCTCAGCAATTCTTGGCGGCAGCCTGAGTGGTCTTGGCTCTAGTCTGACTGGCGGCAGCATTGGCAAAGGTGTCCTTGGCGGGGCCTTGTCTGGAGGCCTTGGAGCTGGCATTGGCGCGGCTCTGCCAGAAATGGGCATCAACCTAGGCCCGATCGGTAACGGCGCCTTGGTCGGTGGCTTGTCGAGCCTCGGCCGAACGGCGGTCACAGGTCAAGATCCGCTGGAGGCTGCCTTATCTGGCGCGATGACGGGCAGCTTGTCGGCCGGGATTAAAGGGGCTGCTTCTGAAGGCCCAAGTCCTGAAACCGTTGTCAATACTGGAGAAGCGTCGGTCTCTACGCCAACTGGCACGTTGTCCTCGTTGGCAATGGCACCTAGCGGCTCGACGACGCCTATGGGCAACTTGACCTATGGCGCTGATCCGTATGACGACGCAATATTTGACGCTTCTGGCTACGATGCGCCAGATGCGCTGGTTGCAGGTTACCAGGATCAAATGTACGGGCCTCCGGCATCAGCCGCACCTCCTCAATTTGGCGGATTCGACCAACCTGCCACTGGACCCATGCGGTTTAGCGTCAACTCGCCTGGGCCTACGTCTAACACGGCTATGCAATTTCCTCTTGGGGTTGGTGAAGACAACCGGCCTTTCCTAGAAAGAATTTCCGACCTCGGTGGTCTTCGCGAAAGCATCGGCGGAACGATCACGCGCAACCCGCTGCAAACGGTGGGGGCTCTCGGTCTAATCACGGCATTGGCCTCAAGGGCCGGTAAAAAGAAGCCTCAGTCGGCGGTGCAGCCTCAAGCCGACCCGCTATTCAGATCGCCGTTGCCGTCGTATCAGTACGTCAACTCGTCAAACCCGCAGGCTCGCCAGCGCTACGATTATTCGGGCGACATCTACAGATATGGCCAGGGTCCATCATTTACGTTTATTGATCCGCGAGCCCCGCAAGCCATGAAGCGTGGCGGCTTGGCTCAAGTCGCTGCACCAGCGGGAGGCCAAGATGACACCGTGCCAGCGAGGCTGTCTGTCGGGGAGTACGTTATCCCGGCAGATGTCGTGGCTCACCTTGGCGATGGTTCTAGCGAGTCTGGGGCTAAGCGTTTAGACGAGGCCTTAAACCAAATTCGTCAACAGAAGACGGGCCATGGGAAATATCCTCCTAAGGCTCGATCCCCGCTTGCCTATCTGGCTGGAGCATAAGCAATGGCTGTCCTGGATTTCCTGTTTGAGGGAAGCCCTCCGCAAAACGTTAACTCTGCGACCGTCAGCCAGACGAGCATGCCTGATTGGTATCAGGAGTATCTGCGAGGACTGCTTGGCAAGTCCAACGCCATTGCCGCTGAGCCTTTTCAGCCGTACACGCAACCACGCGTTGCGCCGCTCAATGCCGACCAAAATGCGGCCTTTGACGCCGTTCGCAACAACCAAGGCTCTTATCAGCCGTACACCGATCAAGCGGGTGGGGCCTTGTCGGCTGGAGCTGGCGGGTTTAATCAGAATGAATTCGAGCGGTACCTTAACCCGCATACGTCCGGCGTCGTTGATCAGATCGCCACCTTGGGGGCTCGCAACCTTAGCGAGAAGCTTCTGCCCCAGGTCAACAGCACGTTCACCGGCTCTGGCACGTTTGGTGGTTCTCGTTGGGGCGACTTCACTAGCCGTGCTCTTCGCGACACCAACGAAGCTATTCTGAACGCCCAAACGCAGGCGCTCAACACCGGCTACAACTCTGCGATGAACGCCTTTCAGACGGGGCAGACGCAGAAAATCAACGCTGGTCAGCAGCTAGGGGCGCTCGGCCAATTAACGCAACAGGCTGGCTTGCGAGATGCCGCAGCCCTTCAGGCGGTCGGCGACACGCAGCAGCAACAGGGTCAGAAGTCGGCAGACGTCGCCTATCAGGATTTCTTGGAACAGCGTAACTACCCGCAGCAGCAGGCGCAGTTCCTCAACCAGATGATCCGCGGCTTCAATCCGCCGACGCAGCAGTCGACGAACACCAACGCCCCGGCAACTTCGATGGGAGCCTCTCCGTTGGCGCAGCTGGCTGGCGCCGTCGGCACGGCCTACGGTTTAAGCAAGGTCTAAAACATGGATCCAGAAGATCTTCTGCTTGAAGACGACGTCGAGAGCCCGGAAGCGTCGGGAGGTTTGTCGACGCTCTCTGACGACTCTCTACGGTCAGCAGGATCAAATTCCGCGGGTCTGTCAGCTCCGATGCGCGGGGCCTTGACTAGCCTTGGCGGATCGCAGCTACTTTCCGGCCTGCGAGACAAGGGTGCTGCCAGGGCTAAGCTTCAAGAAGCCGCTGACCAGATGACTGCGGCATACCAGCAGAGGTCTAGCAATTCTGGCATCCCAATCTTGGCTTGGGCTTCGGCAATGCTGAAGCCCACAGTTACCGGCAGTTTCTTTGAAAGTCTCGGCAACGCCGGAACGGCCCTGGTGCCGGCTTTAGCCCGTAACCAGGAGATGGTGCGTCGCGAAAACTTGGAGGGAGCCAAGGCTAAGTTTGAAGCTTCCAAGCTTGGCTACGGACAAAACCAAGAAGACGTCTCGACTGGCTTGGCGCTGATTAAGGCCGCGGCGGTCGGTAGAAACATTATTTCCGTTCCAGGCGTCGGGGCCGTCGATGCCACCACCGGTCGAGTCGTGGCTCCCGTTGAAAGCAAGCTCTCAATCGAGCAGCAGAAGATGCGCGTGGCCATGGCTATTGCCAAGATGAGGGCTGATGCCGCCGAGGGCAAAGATACGGATGCCATCAAGAATGTCATCGCCATGGGTCATAAGCGGGGAACACCGGAATTTACCGAAGCTCTGAACAAGCTCCTGCTGAAAGGCCAGAACGACCAGTTTGTTTACGAGCCCGATGCCAAGCTAGCTGAGGCTCTTGGCGTTCCAATAAGTGATATCAACCCCTTTAAGGGCATGACGCCCAAGGGGGCTGAAGCCCTGTCGTCGAAATACAAGCAGGCGATGGACAAGGAGTTCTCAGGTTCTGAGGCTGCGATGGCCACGCATCAGCAAGCCATTGATCTAATCAAGGAGTTTACCGAACTCAACAAAGAAGTCTCTACTGGCGGGGTCTTCCGTGCGCCAGGCGTGCTTGGCGATACGGCTCAAGCGGGCGCGGCCATGTTTAACAAGAAGCTGCAGCGAATGGAGCAGATTACGGCTGAGCTGTCTCGCAAAGAGCGTCAGCCTGGAGAAGGGGCTACCTCTGACTTCGACGCTAAGCAGTTCATCAAGGCGACCTTGTCGGCTAAGAATGCCCCAGAGGTCAACGAAATGGCTGCCAGGGCTCGGCTGCAGGCAGCACAGAACGCTATTGACCGTGAGGAGTTTAAGCGGGATTACGGTGCCGTCAACGGTCACCTGCTGGGCTGGGATCGGGCTTGGAAGAAGTACCTGTCGTCTAACCCAATCTTTAACCCTAAAGCGCCGGATAAAATTGAACTAAACCCAGACCGCAAGAGCTACAAAGAGTTCTTTGGGGTAAAGACGCCAGCTGCAGCGCCAGTTCCTGAAGACCCTGCCGCCTTGCTTAAGCGGCTCCAGGAAGAGAAGGCTCGTCGTGAAGCCGGAGGTTCTAAGTAATGGCTGATCTTAGCTCGTTGACTTCCGAACAGCTCGAAGAGGCCATTCGCATCCTGTCAGAGGAGAAGAAGTCTGGCAAGCCAGTCAAGGATAAGCCTGACTATCTGGAAGGCTTGCTGCGGCAGCTGGGCCAGTCTGTCACCGGCAACTGGCTCGATGAGGCTGTCGCCGTTGGAAAGTCAGCAACATCCGACCAGCCGTTAGGCGAGGCTGTCGCTGAAGAAGGGGCTAAGATTAACGCTTGGCAGGATGAAAATCCCGCCAGTGCTATTGCTACTGATATTATCGGCGGCGTCGGTGGAGGAGTAGCCGCGGCAAAACTTGGCCCTAAGATCATTGGAGCCATCCCTAAGATCGGTAAGCCGATCCAGAAGGCCCTCGAGGCAATGCCGCTGAAAGCTAAGGTTCCACTTGCTGGAGGTATCAGCGGGGCTATTGCCGGCGCTGGCGGGGCTGATCCAGACGAACGCGCTGAAGGGGCTGTAGTAGGCGGAACCGCCGGAGCGGCGTTGTCTGCCGGCGCTGGCGCTTTGTTGGCGGTTGGCGGCAAGACTTGGGACGCGGCCATTACGGCCCTGGGATTATCTAACGCCAAGAAAGAGGCATTGGAGCGACTTCTTCGTGATCTTAAGCGAGACGAAATTAGCCTCGACGAGCTGAAAGCCACGCTGAGGCAGATGGGTCCCGAAGCGTCAATCGCTGATGCTGGCAAGGAAGCCACGTTGTCCTTAGCCGATAGCGTGGCTAACGCGCCTGGAAAGTCTCGAACGATTGCCAAGGAGATGCTTGAAGCGCGGCATGAGGGGCAAGACGTCCGCGTTGATCGGGCTATTGACTCAGACCTGACGAAGACGGCAGGCAAGGATTACTACGCCCAGATTAAAGACATCAAGGCCCGCCGTGAACTTGAGTCGACGCCGGCTTACCAGCAGGCCTATTCGTTTGGCGAGATTACGGATCCTGCAAAGATGAGCCCAGATCAGTTTGGCATCTTGCAGAACGTTTTGTCAAGGCCTTCGGTCAAGTTAGCGCTTAGCAAGGCCAAGCGGTACGCGGCTGACGAGGGTAATCCTCTCGACATCAAGTACGTCTACGACCAAACTGGCAACCTAAGCCAAATCCGTGGCCTCGACACCATGCACCTCGACTACGTCAAGCGCGGCCTTGACGAGATGATAGAGAATGCGTCGCCGAGCCGCGCCCGCTCGTTGCGAGCCTTAAAGAACGAAATGTTGAGCGTCGTCGATGACGTGAACCCAGCATTTAAGGAGGCTCGTCGCAAGTTTGGCATGCCGTCTGGGGAGCTTGACTCGCTGATCGCTGGGCGTGATTTCCACAAGATGCAACCTGGTGAACTGCGCGAAGCGTTTGGAGACCTGACGGCTGTTCAGCGGGACTATTTCCGTGCTGGCGCCGCCGAGGCTTTGCGGTCAATGATGCGGGACACCCGCGACTCAGGTAACGAAATCGCTCGATTCTGGAACAGCCGAGGCATGCGGGATCGTCTTGGGGTCCTGTTTAAGGATCCGGAAGACTTCGAGCGGTTTGCCTCAAAGATGGCAACCGAAAACCGCTTTAACGAAACTCGCGGCGTGCTGGGAGGTCCTGCCACAGCGCGGCGTATCGCCAAGGCTGAAGACGTTGATACGAGTGCCATGAACGGGATCGTCAAAGGTGTATTGCAGGGCCAACCGTCTCAAGGCGTTCGTAACGGCATTAACAACGCCTTGCTGCGGGCGGCTGGTTTACCCCCATCGGTTCGAGACGAGATTGGATCTTTGCTGTTTCGACAGATCCCGACGCCTGACAGCGGCGTCGGCGCAACGACGCTTCGTCAACTTGGCGAACGGCAAGCTGAGATTGAGCGACAAGCCAGAGGCGTGGCCAACCGGTATATTGGCACGGCTGGCGGCCTCGGGCTTTTGTCTGGAGACGTGTTTAACAGCCCTGATTGATCGGCTATATCGGTAGGTTTTGCCATAGTGATCCTCATTGACCGGTTCAGGTCACTGGTTCGACGTAGAGACAAACCGAATGGATCGGATCTCCCGCATGGGTGCTGGGAGACCAGCTGCTGCCGACCCAGTGGGCGACCTCGGTCACCCGATATGACGCCGGTCGGTTGGCCGCCTTCGCCTGCTCCCGATCCTCGTTTGCGGCCAGCCAAAGCAACTCTCCGACACGCGGAACTTGGCGCGCCCAGAAACGCAGGATTTCTTTGTCTTCGGTGTCGTGTACCAAGCATTGGATCATTGCTCACTCCTTCGCCATTTTGGCGAGCAACACATCAAGCCTCTCGCGCAAGCTTGCGAGATCGGCACATTCGCTTTTCGGCACCACCACCACCATTCCCGCAGCCTCGTCGGATGCGATGATGGCGTCGGCTATGGCATATGCACTCTTTATGCGTTCCTTGAAACTCCATCGCGACACGATGTCATTCTGGCCCGGCCCCATTAACTCAAGCTGGATGAACGCACTGCCGTCGATGATCCGCGCCAGCCGTTCCCGGCGCTGTTCAGGCGTCTCCATTGCTGGCTCCTTCTGTACGGGCTTGTCCGCGTCGAGGGCTGCGAGGGCGTCAATAAGCTTCTGCATGTGGTGTTTCGCTATGACGCTGCATTGGCAACGCGAGCACAGGTAAGCTGCCCGCCTAATTGTTTGCGCCGCCTTGATCACGGCTCTTTCCTTGTCAGTCATCGCCCCTCGCTTTCAGGATCTCCGCCACGATGTGACGGGGGAGGGCGTCGAGGGCGGTCTGCCCGTCTTCGTCTTCGTCCCACTGTATGTAGACTGTTCGGCTGACCAGATAGCGCGCCCGTTCAGCCCCCAGCACGGCCACCGCGAAAGCCACGGCTGCGTCGAGGGAGGTGGTGAGTTTGGGGACGGGCTTCTTGCGGTACGGTTCGTGCCAGAAGATGGGTTCATCCCCGGCACAATGCGGCGCTGGCGCTCCAATATCTGGGTAGCAGAACATTACGATCTCCGCATCCAGTTCCCGGCTTCCCGGACCCACGATCAGGCGGGCGATGAGGTCGTCAGTCATAGTCTCGCTCCCCGAAAAGCCAACCCAGCAGTAGATGTAAGAAAAGGCTGACAGCCATCCCGATGAGGAAACTCATGACTTCCTCGCTTTATCGCTCTCCGCGATGGCGCGTGCTTTACTGAGTGCAATATCCCACGGCTCAACTTGGCCAAATAATGTGCGCCGTATAGCCGCCTCCGGGTCAATCACGTCTGCCCTTCGTTCATCCCGTTCTTCGTCTGTCTCGACGGGCTGGGTGGAGAGGGTCAGCGCCTCATCGATTGCTGCGAGGTCTCCGTCCAAATCCCACTTCTCGCGGAAATTCGGAGCGGCGTATGCCCCCCAGCCCTCCATGTCATCACGTGCCCGACGAAGCGCCGCCTCCATCCGCTCGTTGCTGGCCTGGAGTGCGTCACGTTCGGCGCGAAGACTGACGTTCTCAGATGCAAACGCTATGCTGTCGTCTTTCACTGCCTCAAACGCAGCCTTCCGCATAACGATGGCACTCTCCAGGCGCTCGATCTCTGCGTGGGCGTCTTGTGCCGTATGTGCCATCCAGCTAGGCATCTTTGACCCTGGCTGAAGCACAGTTTCAGCAACCGCCCGCAGCCGTTCCTTGATATCGGTCATTCACTCCCCCTTTCTGATGGCTGCTGCAAGCAGTTCGCATAGCTTGATAGACGCCCATCGCCTTCCCAGCCAATGGACATGCGAAAGCCCGCAGCATTGCGATGCCCGCCGCCGCCGTAGCTCTTGGCAATCTCGGACACGTCGAGCCCTTCATCCGTGGATCGCAGGGAGAAGACGCGCCCGTCTGGCGTGTCCCAATAGCAGGCCGCAAAAGGCTCACCCTCCGCCATCAGGTGGCCGGCGTCACTGGTCAGGGTGTAGGGCAGATTGGCGACGGGCACGTTATGACCACCGAGCACCATGCGGCGCTTTGTCACACCGACTAGCTCGCCAATGTCCTTGTGGTGCTTGCGCTCGATTGCGGCACCCTCGATGCGCAGCGTCTGCACGTCCATGTCCATCAGCTTGTCCCAGACATCGAAGTCATAGGGATAGCTGAATAGGTTGGCCTGGATCTCTCGCGTACCGTCCAGCTTGAAGAGCCATAGGTCGCGGTCCTGGATGTGGCGCAGCAGTGCTGGCGGTTCCTGGCCGGGAAAGAAGTAATCCCACGATATCATTGCGCCGGATCGTTCCATGTCGAACACCGCGCGCACCGGCCAGACGGCCCAGCTTTCCCATTCGCGGCGCCAGCGGCCTGGGTCATAGCCCAAACCTTTCTCTGGAGGCTCAATCTCCGCCAGATCAGTCGCCGCCGTTTTGTGATGATCCAGAATAAGGATCGTGTTCGCCTGCTGAATGTCACTAGAGCGCAGCATGTTCACCAGCACCGGACGCTTGTAGCTGAAATCGACCAAAATTACGTCACGGCCGGACACGTCCGGCGGCGGGTTCTGGTATACGCCAGCATGAAAATCGACTTTGCCAGCAAGGGCTTTTCGAACAACCCAAGCAGCACCAAAGCCGTCCGCGCAGTTGCCGTGATAGATACACAACGGTCTCAAGGCTCCAGCCTCCTCTTTCGATACTTCGGGGCGCGGGTGTCGCATAAGCCCGCAGCGATCTGGTCGTAATCGGTCATTGTTTCACGCATCTGTTGGTTTTAGATTAGCTTCAATCCAATCAGCGATCTCTTTGAATGATAACTTAGATTCATCATTCATTACAGTAAGCTTATCTTGTATTCCTGTAGAAAGCCAATCAAATGCCAATGAATATGCAGAGGACCGCTGAGAACTATGATATATATATCCACCAGATTCGTTTGGTGTATCATCATAATTTTCTGGGTTTATAACGTATGCTAACAGTCCAAGACAACAGAAACCGCCATCAGTAGAGCGAAGCATATGACGACTTTGTTTGTATTCATCACTTCTTAGTGCAACGAGCCATTTATCGAGCTGCTCTTTGGTAATGTCAACTTTATACATTTCACTCCCCCTTTAGCATCTCGTGCAGGTGCGCTATTTGCCAATTGCGTTCAGCGGCCCAGGCAGCGTCCCAGTCAGCGTCCCAGTCAGCGTCCCTGGCAGCGTCCCAGGCAGCGTCCCAGGCGGCGGCACTTGCAGCGGCCCAGCCAGCGTCCCTGGCAGCGTCCCAGGCAGCGTCCCAGGCGGCGGCACTTGCAGCGTCCCAGGCTTCCCAGGCGTCCCAGGCAGCTTCCCAGCCAGCGGCCCAGCCAGCGGCCCTGGCGGCGGCCCTGGCGGCGGCCCTGGCAGGGGCCCTGGCGGCTTCCCAGGCAGCTTCCCAGGCAGCAAATAATTCTTCGTCCGTCGCTTCACCGGCAATCCACAGCCGTTTGATCTCTATAACTTTACGAGGCCGAGTGTCATTCGAGCTGGCCCGCTCGAAAATGGGCAAAACTCTTTCCGCCACGTCGCAGGCGAAGACGTGACAAAGGCGCGTGCCATCGGGTCCGCAGGCTTTATCGAGAACCCATAGCGCGTCATCAAAGCCGTTGCTTTCGAGGATGGTGGCAACGTCAAGCGGAGTGGTCAGCCCATAAAGATTGACCCCGCCGAGATGGTTTATCAACTTTTTCCAGCCATCTGTGCATGGCGATTCGGCGCGTATTGCCGCTAGTGTTGTTTTCATTTCACTCTCCCTTTCTGACGGCTGCGGTCATGGCGTCACCGTATCGTCGCCCATGTCATCACTCCTCTCTATCGAAAAGCTCTAGGCCACTTCTGAGCAAAGGCTTTCCAGTCGTCAAGCTCATGAGAGAATAGTAGCGCTTCTTCAATGGCGCCGTACACTGAAATCTTATCTTTCTCAAGCCGAAAAACGTATAGCTCTTGGCAGTAAGGCTTAACCTGCAAGACCCACGCGCGCTGCGACGGTCTCAGCAGTTGGTCAGCTCGACCTCTGTCAATCTTAAACTCTACCCAAGCCGTGTACGGCTTCTTCATGACGACCGTATCAAATACGCCTGATTGCGTCGACGTCTCTATTCGCTGGAACAGGTAGCCAAGAGGCTTAAGGTTCCTTGAAATAGTACGGTAAAAGTCGGCTTCGTTCACTTGGCTTCTCCCCAGCTAGGCCCAACCTCGGCGTCTACGCGTAGTGGAACCTCAAGCTTTACACAATCAAGCATGAGCTGAACGATTTTATCTTTTACGGCATCAGACTCTAGCGAAACGCCAAGTTCGTCGTGCATGGTTAAGTGCATTGTATTAAGGCCAGCCTCGTGGATGTCAACCATAGCCTTCTTTACCATGTCTGCAGAACCCCCCTGAACGGCGGCATTCAAGGCCTTGTGAGTGAACGCCCGCCTAATGGGTCGATCAGGCCAAAGAAGCCTAGCCTGCTCTAAGGTCGTCGGAATAATTGCCTCGCCCTTGTTACGATCCCTCGGTTCCCACAAATTAAACCGACGACGACGACCGAGCAACGTTTTTATCCAGCCTCGTTCTTGCGCAAGATTAGAACAGATTTGACCGGCCTCCTTTACGTACGGGATAGCTTGGTGGTAGGCCTCGTAAGTAGCCTTAGCTTTTTCAGGGTCCATGCCAAGTTGCACCATCATTTTGCTAATGCCCATGCCGTAAGCCGCCCCGAGGTTCAAAGTCTTCGCAGGCTTGCGTTCAATGCCGGCCAGCGAGGCGACCATGGCGTGGTAGTCAGTGCTTGGGTCGTCGATGTAACGCTGCCGAGCAATGGCGGAACCTCGCAGTTTGAGCTTGTAGGCCAAATGAACTGTGACACGAGGCTCTTGCTGGCTATAGTCAAGGGCTCCCCACTGACAGCCGTCTTCTGGGATAATGCAGGATCTTATCTCAGGGCCGTAAGCGTCGTCTTTAGCTGGTACCTGTTGAAGGTTGGGTAGTTCGCCCGAAAATCGACCAGAGCGAGCCCCGCCATCTTCCGTTCTAGAAGCTCTGAACGTTGGGTGTATGCGTCCCTTGTCTGTGACAAAGTTAAAGATCAAGCCGTCAATGAAGTCTCGTCTAGCTTTTTGGAGACGCTTGACCTTGAGGAACATCGCACTAAATGGGTCGACCTGAGCCTTCAAGTATTCAGCAGTGAACGACGGTTCTCCTGACTTCGGCGTGAGGAAATACGGGATACCAAGCTGATCGTACACACGCCCCATCGAACGCGGCTGAGTCACCTCGAACGGAATCCCTGCTTGCTTTTTCATCTCAGTCAACAGGGCTTCTTCTTCAGCCTGAAGCCTTTTGCGCAGACGATCGGCTCGGTCTAGATCGACACGGACTCCCCTAAACCGCATGGCCAGTACGGCTCGGATAAGTCTTGTCTCTAGATCAAAGACTTGACTCATTTCTTCAGCCTCAAGAAGCGGCTGCTGAACCTTGAAAATGGCCAGCGGCAGAAAGGCGTCCGTCTCAGCGTATTGTCCAACATAACCAGACGGCAGTTGCCACATGCCGTCTTTGGCGTTGACACCAAATGCTTCAGCGCCAGCCTGAAGCATGGACTCGTCTTTACTTTCGCCTAGTCGACGCTTAGCAATAGCCCCGAGAGAATAAGAGTTTTGAGTCTCGTCTAGCAGTGAATCCGCTGTCTGAACGTCGTAGGCACTACCGCCTACCTCGACCCCTTCGGCCTGCAAGGCCTCAAGGTCGTATATGATATTTGCGCCCACCTTAGGAACAGGCGTTTTGAGGGTGTGTCGTAAGTACTCAAGCGCCCGTTGCTCGTCAACATTGCCGCCTCCGGCGTGGCGGATGGGCAAGTAGATCGAGCCTAGGCCTTCCGCTGCCAGGCTTACGCCGACAATATGAGCTTTCCCCCGGGCAAACCCAGGTCCCTTGGTCTTAAGCTCTGGATCTTTTGTTTCCGTGTCAATGGAAATCAGACTGGCCTTGGTGAAATCAGGCCAGTCTGACGGCTGCGGCGGTGTCCACGTCGTTTGGGGCTTAAAGAGCGACAATTGCCCAGGTATAAACTTTTGCTTAGACAAGCTCGGCTCTTCCTATGACGGGCGGCAGGAAGGCGTCGAAGTAATCCCACTGCCTCCCGGCTCGACTTGACACCCACAAGCCTTCGCTTTCAATATGGGCGTAGGGCGTGGCAAATACAATGCGCTCAGCTCCGGTGTTCATCAGAAGCTTGACGCAATGTAAGCATGGGCTGAGTGTACAGTAAACCGTTTTTATGTCGTAGACGTCACGACACTGCAGCAGCGCATTCTGTTCGGCGTGGATGGCTCCGCAAAGATCTAGACCGGTACCAGACGGTAGCTGAGCCCCGGGGCATAGCGGGTTAGAGCCACGACAATGCTCAACTCCCGAAGCCACCCCATTGTAGCCAATGGCCAAAATGTGGTTTCGGCGATTGACTAATACAGCGCCAACTTGTCGGCGAGCGCAGGTTCCACGCCACGAGGCGACGAACGCCAAGTTCATGGCGTACTCGTCAAAGGAAATACGGCTTGTCATTTTTGTGAACCTTCTTCAGCAGGCCACGCCGCTTCAAACCAAGATCTGCCGTCGTTAAGAGCGTGGCTGAGGAAGTCAAGATGCGTTTCGGGGTCGGCAAATTCCGACACTTTGAAATGCGGATTGACTTTGAGGTCTGGCTCAGGATCAAGGCCAGGACCCGTGATGATTTTCCTAGCTGCTTCCCAATCCTTTTCGTACAGGTGTTGAGAGCCGGCCTGCAAAACCAAACCACCTAGCCGTACTAGGAGTCCGCGGTTGCGCAGCAGCAGAGCAATGCGCAAGCTTAGCTGGCTGAAATTAAAGACGTCGTACGGCACCCCCAGCCACGCGTCGGACGAGCGCATCGTGTCAATGCAGTACAGCGCCGGCTCCTTGGTTTCCCAGTGTGGTCTAATAAGCCACTGGCAGGCAATCGTGCAGGGGATGTCTTTACTAGGCCTGGGGTTGGGTCGCCAGATCGTTAAGACGGCTTGACGCGTCGAGGGGTCAGCAACGAGCTGATCGACGACATAACTCAATTGATCAACCACGCGAGGTCCATAGGCGCCGGCAAAATAAACGCCATCGTCACTGAAATTGGCGATGGCTTTGGAAAACGGTGAGATGGTGCTGACGCGGTTGTCGCCATTTAGGATCCAGAAGGCTTCTGCCGCAAGGAAGCGAAAGCCTAATTCACGGGCCTTGACGTTGACCACTGGATACTCCATATCTACTCGGAATTGGTATCCCAGCAATTCTCGAGTCTCGAGTCCCCTGGGCTTTTGCCGTTCGCCAAGAATTGCGACGTTAGTCAAAAGGTATACCCAAGCGTCAGTCGCCGTATGGTATGTCACTGATAGCCTCCCAAAGAAGTCGCTCGTAGGATACGGCGTCGGCGGCCTTAAACCGCTGGTAGTACGCCGGATGCGGAACTAACCTGACTCGCTTCGTTCCAGGCACAAGCCGACGGACAGTACGATAGGCCACGTTGCCGAGGCAGACCACCCGCTTGGTTTCAGCGAGACGACTAATCCAAAGTTCAGTAGTGTTTTGGAAACGGCCGCCTTCTACAGCGTTCATAAAGCATAGGGATGGTTCGCCGGCGCCAATCGTTTCTAGCGCCTTTGCTAGAAATAGGCTTGAGTTCCCGTGCTCGTAGAACGGCCAGTTGACGCTGTTCCACTTTGGGTTGGACCGTTCGCCTACGATCAGCGTCTTTGACAATTTGACCGAACCTCCAAAGTTGCGAAATTCCGGCCACTGCCTGGCGTCTAGGTCATTCGGTTGCAGGGCTTGAACTTGCATCAGCCGAACGACCAAGTAGTCCGCGTAATCGTAAGTGTTTTGTCCGTCCTTGTCAAAGCTATAGCGAGCATAGTCGTGTCGATACTTCAGGCGTCCCCAAGCCGCGTCATAACCGGCGTAAAGCTCACGGACTTTATCGTCATCGTACGGGTGGCTGGGATCGAGGTTTTTGCGGTGGTTTTCTACAGAAACCGTGACCGCCGATGGCAGGCAGATGACGTTCAACGCCCCAAACCTGAGGAGCATTCGATCGATAAAGCGACCGGCAAGCGGCCACTTGCTACCCCCGCGAAAAACGTTGGCGTAGACCTGTTCGCTGAGCCACAGGCGGTCAATGACAACCAAACCTTTTTGGCTTTCCGCAATAGCCTTTTTCAAGATTGCCGTGTGGTAGGCAAACATGTTGTTTTTAAAGCGGTAGGTGGCATGAAGTATCTTGGCGCCGTAGAGTTCCTGCATCGTCTTGGCAAGCGTTGACTTGCCAGATGCGTCAGGCCCATCTAGAACGATGATGCCTCTGATGGTCATACCAAATCTCCAAGGTCTGGAGCCGTCCAGCCTGCCGGCTTGACGATATCATACGTGGTACCGCGCTTGCTGTCGCCCTTCCGTTCAGCGCGAACCTTTGCCATGTTGGCTTCGTGCACTCGCCAGAAGCCTTCGTCGAACTTGAAACCGTGGAGATAGGCGTTGCCTAGGGCTACGTAGATCAAGTCGATCAACGCGTCGAGGGCTTGAGCCTTATTTGCCATGGCTAGGGCTTCGACGTATTCTTCCAGTTCCTCATAGAGGAACTTGACCCGAAAGGCTTCCAGCTCTTCGGACTCGTCAGACAAGAACCGCCCTGGGCCATTGTACTCTAGGCCAAAGCGGATGTGGAACGACGCGACAGCCTCGAAGTAACTGAACGGCGAATAGCCGACGTGTTTAGCCGGCAAGAGTTGCCCAGGCGGCGCTGCTTGTCCAGGGTCCTTTAACGTCGGCAAGGGGAGGGTACCGTCGATCGAGGCTGGTTTGTGGGTCGTAGGAGAGCTGCCAAAGGGCGTTTCGGCTGTGCTCGGGGAAGAGGGGGGCAAAGACGTTGGCGAGGATGTTTGTGTCATAATATTCCCGGAGCTTATTGAAGATATCGGTGCCGGCTTTCCCGTACTGCTTAGCAAGGGCAGTTTCATAGTCGCGGATAGAGGCAAAAGTGCCCCAGACCCCGTCAATAGTGAAGCCCAGATCTTCCAGCAGGGAGCCGAGCGCTTGGTAGGTGATTTCGCTGACGTGGTTATCGGCCGCGCCGACATTTGCGTCGTAGCAGGGCGTGGACAAGAACATCACGCCGCCGGTCGCCAGCAGGTAGCGGGCGTTGAGCAAAATGTTCCTGGCGTGAAGCGGCTCGACGTGCTCGATGCACTCGAAGCTGACAATCACGTCTGGCGTAAAGCCGATTTGCTCCTTAGAGACGGTCGCCGCATCTTGGCTGGGCAAAAGCTTGAAATTGAATTTGCCGGACTCGATAACCTTTGCCAACATTTCAGGCCGGTCAAGGTTCTTGCGGTAATCGACGCCGCAGTAGGCCTTCGGCACGCACTTGTTGCTGTACAGCAGCCGGGGCAACGGCAGCTCCTTGCCGCAGCCGAGTTCAAGGACCCGCGCTTCGCCCCGATGTTTTGAGTTTTGGAGGTACTTGAGCACATGGCTCCACCGCATGAAGTGAGCCTGTGTATCCCTGTGGAAGATCAGCCGTTCGGCCGTCTGTTCCCAAGAAAGATGGGTTGTGTCCACCTTTCTACCGCTGGCATTGGCCATTTTCAGTCTCCCGGTTATAGAGTTCACGCCACACGAGGGCCGTAAAGTGCGTAAAAAGCACAGTTAGACACAGCAGCGTAAAGCGCCACCACGTAGGCCTTGAGAGAAATTCAAACAAAATCAGGTAGGCGTTAATAGACCAAACAATAACGCCAGTGGCTAGAAAGAACTTAGCCATAGATATAGGCCTCCTTGCTATTCATTAGCAGAGGGCTCATTATAACGCTATGCTGAAGCTGAGAGAACCGGGAAATTCACAAAAGAAAACCCCGCAGCCGGGGAAAGGGGGAAGCTGCGGGGTTCTTTAACGCCAATCTGGCGGGGGCGCATTCAGATTGGCGTGGCGCCGACCAGAAGGTCAGGCGGCCTTGGAGACCAGTTCGTCAAGGACGAGGCCCTTGTCGACCAGGGTCTTTTGGTAGAAGTTGAAGATGTTCGTGATGGGCTGCTTGGTCACCAGCCGGCCGTCGGCCTCGAGGGCTTCGATGAGGGCCTTGCGGGTAAATTCACGATCCGCGTTGTCCTGGAAAAACGCGACAATGGCCTTTGCCTGCGGCGACAGCTTGTCGTCGTCTTCGAGCGCGCGGCCAGCGCGGAACACCTTCACCTGCGTGGTCTTCGGTTCAACAGCAGCCGTCTCGGCCGCTTCAACGTTCTTCTTTTTCGCCATAGCTCCTTACTCCATGCGCTCTAAGCAGCGCTCAACGTTTCGATAATTGAAATCTATCACGGCAAACGCGACTTAAAAACCGCTAAATGCGCAGGCTGGACTACTCTTTAGGGCAGCCTTTAGAACATCCTGTCGATGATTTCGACAAGGTAGGCGGAGTTGACCTTGTCCGGATCATTGGCCTTAACCTTCGTCATCAGCTCGCAGAAGTAGGCAGCGTCGACGCCGACCAGCTGGTCCTGCAGAACCTTCGGATCCGTCAGATCAAGCTCAGAAACCTGCAGCAGCATCTTCAGGATTTGGCCGGCGTTGATCGTCCAGTTCCGCTTGATGAACTTGCGCAGCCGGATGACGGAACAAACGGGGTACTTGCTGCCGACATAGCGCAACTCTTTGGCTAACAGCGACTCAAGGGCTGGTTGCCGCAGGGTCAGCTCGTCGTTCCAGCTGCACCAGTAGTTTGTGCAGTGGACGAAGTCGAAGTTTTCGTGGATCTTGTCCGCTTCGCCGAAGAAGCGGATGATGATTTGGATTTGGCCCGAGAGCGTGATGGCGTTCGTGGATAGGAATACGGGACGGTACTTGGGTTTGTCAGGGCTGTCGTCCTGAGGAGCCAGCTCTTCCATGTCGTCTTGCGCGTCAACATTGTTTTCGCCCCCAAGAATGATGTCTTGAACATACTCGCCGGCGGCAACGTCGCTTGACGAGCTTTCGAAGTATTGATACGGCTTAGCCGTGCCGGCTTCTGACGCAATGCCGGCAGACTGAACGACGATCTTGATCAGACCGTCAGCGGGGTCGTCGAAGACGCAGATATTTGCCGGGATCCCGCTGACCGTCTTTGGCTTGAACCGGCTGACGTAGTATTCGGCCACTGCCTTGGCGGCGTCCTTGGTCAAGAAATAGATATCGTAGTCATTGACCGGCTCCTTAAGCAGCATCGAGGCAATGCTGCCACCGGTGACGATTGTCTGCTTGGAGGCAATTTCTCTCACGACTGGGTCGTCGATCGACTCAAGCCAGTCATTAACCTTTTTCCGCAAGGTTGCGCGGATGGTTTTGGCTTTCATGGTAAACCTCGCTCTACAAGAGAGAAGGTTCATTATCCCAAAAGGTCAGCTTAAAAGATACGGAGAAAAAAATGGGGACCCCTTTCGAGGTCCCCAAGGCTGGGAGGAACTGTTACGCCGCGAGAGCAAGCTCCATGGCGGTGCTGACGGCCTTGCGCTTCAGCTCGGCGCGACTGCCGAACCAAGCGTTCTCAAGCCGGCCTTCCGCCGTACGCCCAAGCTTATGGTCGACGACGTAAGTGACCGCGTTCAAGGCGCCCCACATCGTGCCAGCAGACGACTCCATTTCGGCGCCCGGTTGGGTTTTGAGAGCGTCGAGCACCAGCTTGCCGGTGCGGTTCAACTCGTCATTGTCAGCGTCCGGCTTCGGGAAGAGCTTGGTCAAGAACGAGTTGAGCATCTCGTCCGTCGCCTTTGTGGAAGCCAGCTTCCGGCTGACCGCCTCAGCTTGCTCCAGCTGCTCAACGGCCAGACCCAGGGTTTCCTTGGCCTTAAGCTGCATGTCGTCGTCGAAAACGTAGCTGTGCGTCATGCGGAAACCGCCGGACCTCGCCAGGGCGTAGGTCAGCGTGTTGTTGCAGACGACGCGCACGGTCGTGAACATCACGCGAAGGGCCTCACCCCAAATGTGCGGATGGCTGAGCAGGAGGAAGCCGTGAACCTCGTCGCCGCCGGGCAGAGTAAAGCCCTGCTTGATCGACGCCAAGCCCCACACGCGACGGCCACCGTTCAGCGCGCCAGCCGTATGCATCTCCATGCCGCCGGACGTGACGAACTCATTAAAAAACTCAAAGGCCTTTTCGTTCTGGGTGACCTGGTAGTCCTTGCCGCAAATGCCCAGCACGTCCTTGCGGCCATCGCTGAATGAGCGGATCAGGGCGTAGTGGTCAGGCATGCGGATATCGAGCAGGTCGCCCGTCACCATGGCTTGCTTTTCCACAGACCAATCCAGGCCAGCGGCTTTCAGCATCTCCAGGGACGACAGGCTGGGGTCGACTTGCTCGCCCAGGCCGTGCCACGGGGTGGCGCCGGCGTAGGCCATCGTCTCGATCATGTGTGCCATGCTTGTATCCTCTCTAGAAGCGTTTCGATAAAAGCATCCTACAGCGTCTAGCGAGCTTGTACACAGCTAAAAGAAAATATTTTGGTTTAGCGACATTTCGTGCCAGACATACTGGCAACGGTCGCATTCACGCCGCAGGTATTCTTCACAAGGCGCTGGTTCCCTCCACGGTTGCCGCTCTCCAGCCGCGACGTGCAGCGTCTTTACTTGGCTGCAGCCGCACTTTGGGCATTGCCTCATTGGGTCGTAGCGCTGCACTCTTGTTTCCTCCCAGCTGGATAAGACCACCGCGCCTTGGCTGGCAGTCGTTCGTTGATGCGGGCTTGGTTGAGGGCGATGTCTGCCTCAGAGGGAACCCAGACCCCCCACCAGCCGGTTTTGAAGGGGATGGCCTCGTTGAATTGACTCCACAAGCTGTCTGTGAACTGCGGCTTGAAGCCACGCCAGAACATTTCTGTGACGATCTGATCTTGCCGGACGTTCAGCCAAAACAATCGCGGGTAAAAGAACCGCACGTGACCTGATCCCAGCGTATATGTCTTTGGGTTTCTGGGGTCGTCCGGCCGTTCGCCGCGCTTAACCGCGGCTGTCACCAAGCCAAAGACTCGGGGCAGCTCGCGGTATTCCGCCAGCAAATGCTGATCACATAGCGACTCGACGGGAACGCAGTTAATGCGGGTCACAGCTTTTGTCCGGAGATGATATTCAGGCCGCTGTCGTGATGCAAGCGCAGCTCAAGTACAACGCCTTCTCCAGTATCAACAAAAATCTTTGTTACGCTAAATTGAGACGAAGATGGTTGCAACATATAGCGCTGCGTCAAGATGCGAATGGCCTTGACACCGTGGACGCCAATATCGGGAACGCTCATTCGTCTAATCCTTTAAGCTGGAGAAAATCGCACCAGATGGCGATACCACTGACGATGAACCAACCGCCCGACGCGATTTGAAAATACGGCGGCCACGCCCACATGTTGAAGACGGTGACATCGCCCGTAAGGACAAAGGCGAAGGCTGAGATGGCCGTATTTGGCGCTCCCCAAGTAAAGGCCCAGAGGAGTGCATTGTCCCAGAAGGTGGGTTTCATGGCACCTCGCGTATATCTGGAAGTTCAGCATCCGGGACTACACGGACCATATCCCAGCATTTAAGCAGCTGCGTGGTCAGTCGATCAAGCTCGGCGTTTGGCAGGCTTCCGCTGCCAAACAAATCTTTTTCTAACCACCCGCGCAACTCGGTGTATTTTTCGTAAAAAAGCGCCGCCTTACGATCTTTAAAAAGCTTGCCATCGCTGGTCTCCCAAGCGTCCACCAATGTAGCGGGGGCCATTACACGGCGCTCCCGAACAGAAGGCCAATGGCGACGCCGACAAGGAACCATGGCCAGATGGGCCGTGCGGTCCGTTTGAGACGGGGTGGCACAATCATGTGGTAGACCGTATTAGTCGTAGGCTGATGCATGCCAGATATCCTCTCTTGGTTGTGTGTCTTCATTCTTTGGCCTCCATCGTCCGGCCAATCTCGTCATCAATGGTTGTCAGCAGACCCTTTGCCAAGGCGACAACATCTTCGCGGGTCAGCTCGATGTGCAGGGACATGTTGTCATAGTCGTACACCATAAAGATATACCGGACGTCGCCATCCGGCTTGGTCTCATTGAGCAGCGCCACGCGACCACCGCCAAAAGACATGACGAGGTCGACGGCATCGTCGCCTATTTCAAAAGCCATTGCAAGCTCCTATGTTTCCTTCCGTGGAAGACCAGACGACTAGTCACCCACGGAAGGAAACTCCCCCAACTTTAGCGTGCCGTTGGGGGAGAGGGAACAGAGAAAAGGTTAAAACCCCAGCTTCTTAAGATCTGCGTTGAGATGCCGCCCGTAGACTTTTGCCGTAGCGTTCACGTAGGTCTTGCCGTAGACGTCAGTTTTGATGCCGTGAACTTCGTGAAACGCGCCGGCCAATATGCAGGCGACCACTCGCGGGAGATAGCGCGACACGGACTTATCGTCCTTATGGCCAAGCGAAATGCCGCCGGCACTCGGGCGGTCAACACCGCGCCAAATCGGACACACGACGATATTGCCGTCGCGATCAATAACGTCTACACGCTCGAGCAAGCCTGTGGCGTCGTTAGCAAGATGCGACTTAACAAGGATGTCTGTCTTGAGCATTTGATATTCCCCGCGTTGCGTTATTCAATAAAGATATCTTAGTATGAACGCTGAAAGCCGTACATAGAAAATATGCGGATTTCGCTAAAAATCCGCATATTTTTGCAAGGTCGGGGTTATATCAATTCTTTGTTTTTACGGAGGATGGCGACGATGTCCGCAAAACATTGTTCTGGACTAGGTCCGTAGGCGATGGCGGAGACGTGGTTGTCAGACGTCTTGGACGTGGCCATCCAAGTTTTGGTATCCGGAAATTGGTGGAGAGTGATGCCGGTGGTGATACCGGGTCCGCGGAGATAGAAAACGTTTTTCATGAAGATTCTCCTCTCTAACGTCTACGAGAAGAGTATCACGCCTTCCAGTGCGACGTACACTGAAAGACGTGATTGCAGATGAAACCCATTACGTCAGTTTGTTAGCGTCCGGGTTGCCGCCCATCTGAATCCGCAGACCAATGTTCTGACCGGCCTCGCGGCCCATGTTGTAGACCTCGTTGTTTTTCACCAGCTCGCGACCGCCAAGGCTGCCACGCCGGCTAGCGGGCAAAGCTTGAACATTGTAGTAGTAGACGTAGTTGCTTTTCAGTTCACCCTCCACACACTGGAGGGCCATGTAGTAGACGCCGCGCGGCGGGTTGCAACCAATCTGCGTCATCCGCTTGAAGACCGCCTTTTCGTCTAGCTGCTCTTCCGACTTGGGGAGGTAATGCTGGTTCAGCAGCACCAACCTATAAAGACCGGGCTTCGGGTCTCTTTCGTTTGGTTGCATGCTTTTGCGGTGCTCAGCCTTTTCGCGGGCCGCCCGCGTCTCCTGCTCAATCTGCTCCTTGTTCGCTTCGCGCCAGAGTTTGAGGGCCGTCTCGCTGACGCGCGCCGCGCAGCCGTGTTGGAAGTCCGTCGCAAAGCGGTTGTCTGCGCCGGCTTCCTTCTGAGCCTGCCGGCTAAGCTTCAGCACCGTTTTGACGACAAACTCGGTGATCAGCTTGGCCGTCTCAGCGTTGCCCTGCCGGCCAATGAAGACAGACGAGAAGTGGTTCTTCTTCTCGCTACGGCGCGTGTGGTATCGGCAGTCGTACAGCATCCCGACAGACTCGGCGATGTTTTTCGCCCAAGCGAAGGCAAGGAAATCGCCCTGCTCACGGTAGTTGTTGTCGATCTTGACGCCGAGAATCTCGGCCTCAGAGAGGTTGTGGTCAGCCAGAAGCTTCTGGGCCTTTTCCATGGCGACTGCGGCCTCGGCTTCCGTGGCGCCGTTCGCCTGGGTCATCTCAAGCAGCTTCTTGATCTTCTCTTTTACGCTGGTCATAATCTTTGCCCCCGCAAAGTCGTTGTTGATAGAAGCATCCTATGGCGATTGCGCCACTGAGTACACACAAATCTATGCATTTACCGAAAATAATTCGGGCCCCGGGATTTCTCCGAGGGCCCGCGGTTAGTTCAGCGCGTCTTCACCCACTGCCGCTCGTAGCCCAAGATGCGGGCGATCATGTTGATCGTCGCGTTCTGCGGCCGCTGGGTTTTGGCGTGGACAATGTTGGCGATTGTCGAGTAGGCCATGCCGGTCTTGTCCTGCAGCTGGGCAATGCTCCAGCCGGACTTCTCGATCAGCGACCGGACAAGATCTAACTCGGGATCCGGCTGCCGACGGCGGTAAGCCTTGTTCTTCTTGGTCGACAGCTTGTTCAATTGCGCAATGTTGTTCTTTGCCATAACCTAATTCTCCTCTCTGGTGGGAAGCCAAACGCTGAAGTCGCGCTTTTCCAAGCTTATGCTTTTTACAAGCCATCCTTCAGGAAGCTGTTCAATAACTTGAACAACAATCACGTTTCCCGTCTTAGGTGGCAAGTCGCCGCACCGACGAACGACAGAACCTTTCGGGGGTTCCAAGCCGGGTTTCGTGGGAAGCTTGTAGGCCATCACCGCCTCCCCAGCCGGAGCAGGCCCAGCTCGATGAGCTTGGCTTGATAATACTTGAAGACCCGCCAAGGATCCTGCTTGGTCTTCAGCTCGACGGCGCGCTTGTACAGCTCCTTGTATAGCAAGTCATTGCCCACGTGGCGGTGCTTCTCGACGAGTTCGATGATGACCAGCAGACAAAGCTTCGCCTGCTTCGGCAAGCCCTTGAACGCCGCCGCATGTTCAGCGTTTGACGGATCATACAGCGGCTCGTAAACCATCGACGCCCGCTTGCCATTGTGCTGACGGATTTCTTCGCCAGTCTCGCAATTAACGATGAAGGGGTTGGGCGTGGTCTGCTGCAACAAGCCCCACACAATGTCCGGCAATTCAGCCGGCTCACCAGAATATTGACAGCCGACCATTCGCACATATTCCGCCTTCAGGTCGTCAAGCGGCAAACGCTTGGCCAGCTGGTCGACGCTCGTGAAAATACGCTGATAGTTCTCAGGAAGGTTGAAAGCCCTCGCTCGGGCCTGGTTGTCGAATGCCCGCCAAACTCCGGTAGGCATCTGCGCAAGGACGTTGACCGTCATGCGTGTCTCCTCTCTATAGCAGCGCCCCCGCGGCTCTGCATCTCTTAAATGTACACCGCTTGCGGTCAGCGGTAAATAGCCAAACGAAAAATTTTCAGGTTCTTTCGATATAACGCATAGCCTATAATACCTAGGTTGACGTGAGCACCTATACTAGAGAGGAGAGCCGAGTGAAGTTCCCAGGCGCGCGGGTCTTTGTGACCCAAGCAGATCCTACCAAGAACATACGACCAGCGCGTACGTATGGCGAAATCATCACCGTACTACCGCATGACGCTGGGTTCCACCTGCCCTCCCTTATTCCGACAATCCACGAACGTCTTCAGTCTATCACGACTGACGATTACCTTCTGCTGATCGGAGATCCACTGACCATCGGTGCAGTGGTAGCTGTCGCTTCGTATTACACGCAGGGGCAACTCAAGCTCTTGAAGTGGGACCGGCAGGAAAAGGGCTACTTCGACGTTTCTATCAATTTAAACGATGGGGGCAAGTTGTGAGAGTGACACTTAAGATAGCGCCCACGGGAGTGGATGCACCTGTGTTTGATGCCTGGAGGTTTCCAGCGTCAGAGATAGCGCCGGTACCGCCGTTTGTTACGATGGCAATGCAACGGGCGGATGTCATTTTTGGCGGCAGACATGAGTCGCTTGGCAGCGTTTGGAAGGTTAATACCGCCGGTGGTCGCCTAGAAGCGATGGAAGGCGATTGGCTGCTGCGGGCGCTAGACGG